TTCATGATTTTTCGATTCCGACCGATTCAAATCGGCCAGCTGAGCGCTTTTTCATGGGCATCAAGAAAGGCGACACGCCAGAAACGAATCAGGTCTCAGCGCTCGCGCTGGAATGGGCCACAACGTGGCTGGCAACGCAGATCGCCGCATTCGCACCAATCGTCCCGGCTCCTTCGGAGTAAATCATGTCCGCACTAGCCCGCGCCCTGCTCGACATTCACCGTCTCGCCAAAGCGGGCGGCGCCTTAACCGACCATCTTCTGCACGCAATTGCGGATGAACTGATTCAGGGGAGTTTGAAATGAGCCCGTTTGAAGAAGCATTGAAGCAAGCGTCCGAACGATCGCTGCTCAAAATCGTGATGGAAGGAAGCTGGATTCAGCCTGACTACGCGAACCGGTTCAAGATTCCAGCCGATCTGCTGCAGGACATCTACGCCTTGGTTGACCGCGACGCGTTGAAAGCTGCTATCGGGAAGCGCCTCGAAGAAGAATTGGCTGATCGTGTGGTCAATCTCCTGGCCGCTGAGATCGCGACGGATGTAAAGCAAATCCTGTCCGTCAAGGAGCGTCGCGAAGCCATACGCGAGGTGGCACGCCAGCACCTGAGCGGCATTGCAAAGCTGGGAGCCTGACATGACCACCACAACCGCAGAACGCACCGAAGACGCAGTCAAGAAGATCGTCTCCATTGCACTGGGCGTCTCGATTGCCAGTTTGAAGCTGACCGATTCGCTGGTCCTCGATTTGGACGCCGACTCGCTCGACATTCTCGACATCACGATGGATCTTGAGCGCGAGTTCGATATCGAAGTCAGTGACGAGGCTGCCGAGAAATTCCGCACTGTCGGCGACCTCATAGAACACGTTCTTTAACGGAGCCTGACATGCCCAACCCAACCCTCCCCGTAGGCCAAGCCTATCCCATGCCCGTCGCTGAAGGCTTCACGATGGCCGTCTTCAAATCATCGGACATCCCTGCTGGAACGAATCTGTACACGTTGCCGCCGATGGACGAAGACGCTGACATCTACCTCATTGCTCGCGTATTTGCACAGTTCCGAGAGGATGCGTGCATTCAGGGGAATGATCGGGTCGATGGGGCTTTTATTAAGGCGGCGAGGGTTTTGATGGGCGCGGCGGAGGCCGGGCCATTTACAACGCTCGAAACAATGCGGTTGCTAGAACAATCGAATGCCGCTCTATCCAGAGAGAACCTACGCATTAAACGGGAACTAATCGCGGCCAATGCGCAAGCCGCAGACATCCCAGACACTTTGCTTGTCGATCTTTTCTATGCGGCGAACGGAGATATTTCGAAGTTTCGGATTAAGGCGCGCGCCCTGCTTACTGCGAACGGAGCCAAGCCATGAGGCGCGTTCTCGTCGGTTATGACGAATGCCGATGCATTTTGACGCAATACTGCGACGGGGAATGTCGGCCCGTGTTTGCTGATCGGCCATTGCGCAACTCGGTTGCCTCCACGACGCCAACGGCCATAGCCCAGCTAGTGGGCGTTATCTCGGTGACGGAGGAGCACGGCTGGCACATGGACCCGCTCGTCGGGTGGGAAACACTTGGCTACGGCCGCAGGCTATTCGCAGAGCAGACTTGCGACGTGCTGATCCCCGGCAATCCCTATATGGCTGCCTGCATATCGATGGAGAAACCATGAAAGCGGAATTCAAGCCTCTCAAGTTCAAGCGTGTCGCAACCAACGGCGTTGATCTGGCCGAGCTTGGTGAGTGGATCGTAATCGACTCCCCGCCGATGTCTGTTGATCAGCGCGAGAAAATTGCGGAGGCGACGAAGGAAGTGATTGACGGAGTCATGAACTTCATCCCGAGGCATCTATGAACTCACGTGATGTTTCTAGCGGCGTCGAGTTTGCGGCCGACCGGATATTTCAACTTGCTGAGGATGCCGCTGAACGCGTTCTCGCTGCCGAAGAACTGGCGCGCTACGACACGACGCGCGCCGAAGTGATAGAGCGCTTCACCGAGAAGGCTACTGATCGCGGCGACCACATTTTCATGCGCGCATTTCGCAATGACGACAAGCAGGCGCTGAGTCAGGTTATCAGCGGATTGAAGGATGCTTACGTGGAAGTCGTCGCCGAGAAGAAGGCGGCGATTCTGGCGGAGACGGACGGATAACGATTTTGCAGGACGTACCGGCGTGATCCGGCTTACTTTTGGAGGGTTGACAGTGAAATCACTTGCACGCAATTCATCGCGCCAGTATGTGCAACTGGACCGCGAAGAAATTTACAAGAAAGAGGTCAAGGTCGTCAGTCACAACTTGGTCAGTTTCGACCAGCGCGCCGAAATTGCCTTGTCGCTGCTTGAGCGGTGGGGTCCGGTCTTGGCTGAACCGGATGGCTTCGATGAGAGCGGCCGCCAGAAGCTTCGTTGCCTGACGGCACCCGAAATTGCGGCGAAGGTGTCCAACATCACCGATGCAGTGCTGGCCGAGTTTGGGGAGCGTGGCTGGCTTCTTCGTCTACCGGATTACGGCGATCTGATGCAGCAGTCGGACGTCGGCGATTTTCTCGATAAGGTCGCGAAAGGCAAGACCGCGGACGTTTGATGGACGCTGGCCCGGCGTAATGGGCCTTTTCAATGGATGGATTTGTACGGCGTGGAGCTTTGAGCGTTGAAGCGCCGAGTTGGTCAGATAGGAAGCCCCTGTCTGTACTGGCGTAGAGGACAACGAGTCTGCGGACAGAATCCTCGTTTGGCGGCCTATCCACTGAACAGAACAAGGAATCGCCATGCGTGGCCTAGCAATATTCTTCGCAGTGCAAATTTTCCTGTACGGCTTAATTAAAATCTTCTGGGGATGAAAATGCCGCTATTTCGCAAGCCTTCGATTAGTCGCGAACGAATCGAGGAGTTGAAGTTTGAAGCCATGATCGAGCGCAATGGGCGTCGGCTGGCAGAAGCGAAGGCCGCGTTGAAAGCGCGCGGCATATCAGCGATGCCGATCGGCAAGGGCTGGGTTCCCGCCAATGTGGCGCGTAGCTTCTCGCGGGGGCTGTGATGGAAAAGATTAATGACGGCGGATCAGCATTTGCGCGCCCAATTGGGGCATCAGGGCATCGAGTCAATGACGCTCAGGTGGGCATGTCGCTCCGCGATTTCTTTGCAAATCACGCCGACATAAGCCAGTTCAATCTTAGTGATCACATATTTGAGATGCGAGCCGCGCGCGCGACCTACACAGACGAAGCCCCCACTTCAATGGAGATCGCTGATGCCGTAGCGGACTTGAAAGCGATGGTGGCTGATGCGTTGATCCGTCGCCTCTCATGAGGTGCCGCATGAAAACCTTCACCGCATTCAACCGCTGGACCGACGCTCGGCCCGGGCGAACCCTTCTCGCCATCTTCACCGTGTTCGCTCTCGCCTGCTGCATCTTGCCCGCCGATCCGCCTTACGTATCTGTTGTGGGGATGTCGAGATGACTGAATCCACTCTCTGCTTCCTGCGCTACATCGAGCAGAAGCACCGCAAGTTCGAAGGCCATACGTTCGCCGAGTGGCGCGCGTTCTGGCTGCGCGCGCTTGTGGACGACGAGTTTTATATGGACTGGCAGCGTAAAAAGGATCTGGCAAATGACAACTGAAATCGAAGAGAAGGCGACCGCGCCGGTAGTGATCGCAATGGACGAGATTGTTTCGTCTCAAATTCACGGCATCGGCCACGACGCGCCGACGAGCACCTTGGCGATTCGGTTTCGCACCAAGGACGGCGCGCCAGCAGCGTTGTATCACTACAGCGGCGTGTCGCCGGAAGACTTCGCGGCCTTCAAGGGTGCCGAGTCGGTCGGTAGTCACTTCTACAAGAACATCAAGCCGAACAAAGAGAAATATCCCTTTGTCTGCATCGAGAAGATGCCGGCTGCTCAACAGGAGCAAACATGAGCACCGATACGGTTTCCGAGGTCACCGACTTTGATGTGTACGAACAGCCGCCGGCGAACGTCCCGGCAGTTCAGCATCGCACGGCGCTTGCCACCACGACGCCGGCCGATTTGCTGCGTATCGCGGTAGAGAGCAATGCAGACCTCGACAAACTTGAGCGTCTGATGGTCCTGCAGGATAAGTGGGAAGCTAAGGAAGCAAGACGGTCCTACGATGCCGCATTCGCAGCGTTCAAGGCTGAGGCCGTGATGATCCTGAAGGGTAGAAAGGTCACCGATGGTCCTTTGCGCGGCAAGAGTTATGCCGAGCTTCACGATGTGGTTAATGCGGTTACGCCAGCGCTCTCGAAGCATGGTCTTTCGTCGTCATGGAAATTAACGAAGGACGAAAAGGACTGGATGCAAGTGACGTGTTACCTACGTCACATCAGCGGCCACGAGGAAAGCGTATCGATGGGTGGCCCTCCGGATGCTGGCGGCGCGAAGAACGCCATTCAGGCGCGCGCAAGCACCAAGACATATCTTGAGCGCTACACGCTGAAAGCGATCTGCGGATTATCCGAGCAGGACGATGACGACGATGGAGCTGGTGGCTCTAGCTCTCGCAGTCAGCAGCGCGACAACCCGGCGACCGGCAATAGTAATAAATCAGCTGCAGCTGAGAAGGCGATGTACAGCCAAGAGTCGTTCGATAAGAACAAAGCCTCATGGCGTGAGATCGTCAAGTCCAAGCGCAAGACTCCGTCGCAGATGATCGCATTCATTGAAACCAAGGGTGCTCCGCTAACTGAGCCTCAGCGCCTCACCATAGATTCATGGAGCCGAGAAAGTGATTAATCGCCAAGTGCATGACCTCATTCAAGGCAGCGATTCTTGGTTGCTGTTTCGACAAAGCCACCATGGCGCATCAGAAGCCGCTGCGATGTTAGGGTTGTCCTCGAAGGTCAAGAGAAACGAATTGCTTCACATGAAGCATACCGGCACGCCGAAGGAATTCAGCGACTGGGTTCAGGAGCACATCCTTGACCATGGGCATGAAGTCGAAAGAATGGCGAGACCCTTCGCCGAAGAGATGATCGCCGAGGACTTGTATCCAGTGACCTACTCGTACGGCGAACTGTCTGCATCGTCCGATGGATTGACCATGGATGAGGTGACGGCGTGGGAGCACAAGCAATACGCTGAAGCACTTTTCCAGTCCATACTCAGCGGCATATTGCCGATTGAGCACATGCCGCAAGCCCAGCAAGTTCTGATGGTGACCGGCGCAACCCGTCTGATGTTCTCCTGCTCGGACGGTACGCGCGACCGCATGGCTTCGATGTGGGTGTATCCGGACGAGGCGTGGTTCGAGCGAATCCGTGCGGGCTGGGAACAATTTTCGAAAGACCTTGCCGCGTACGTTCCGGTCGCAGCCGAGGTAAAGCCGCTCGGTCGAACACCCGAAACGCTTCCTGCCCTGCGCCTCGAAGTGACCGGCATGGTGACGGCCAGCAACTTGGCCGAGTTCAAGGAACATGCGCTGGCGGTCTTTGGTGGTATCAATCGCGAACTGACCACGGACCAGCAGTTTGCCGATGCCGAGAAAACGGTCAAGTGGTGCGGTGAAGTTGAATCGCGCCTGTCTGCGGCTAAGGAACATGCACTCAGTCAGACCCAAAGCATCGACATGCTGTTCAAGACCATCGACGACATTAGCGCAGAAGCGCGCTCGGTTCGGTTGGAACTGGACAAGCTTGTCACGCGTCGCAAAGTCGAGATTAAGGAAAACATCATCCTTGGCGGCAAGCGTGCCTATGAACAGCACATCGCCAGCCTGAAGGAAGAAACCGGCGGCCCGTGGATCTCGCTTCCAGTACCTGACTTTGCCGGCGCAGCTAAGGGCAAGCGGACCATGGCGAGCATTCAGGACGGCGTTGATACCGTGCTTGCTAATGCGAAGATCGCAGCCGACGCATCAGCTAAGGCGATTCGCGCCAGTCTGACGTGTCTGCGTGAAGAAACGGCCGGCTTCGAATTCCTGTTCTCCGACAAGTTGGCGCTGATTGGCAAGCCGATGGATGATCTGAAGCTGGTCATCAAGACGCGTATCGCAGACCACCAGGCGGCAGAGGCGGCACGAATCGAGAAGGAGCGCGCGCGCATTCGGGCCGAAGAAGAGCAGCGGGCCGCAGCCAAAGTGCGCGAGGCGCAAGAGGCCGAGGATAATCTTATCGCCAGCATCTGGAAAAGCGCTCGCCGAATCGAGGTTGACAGTGTGCAATACATTCAGAAGGCCATTGGAATCTTCGAATCCGGAGCGAAGAACTGGGAAAACGATCCCCGTCCGCGCGTGACGGAAGCCATTGCATCGGCGCGAGAGGAAATGAAGGGCAAGTTGGAGGGTGCCCAGACGCGCGAACAGGAAGCAAGGGATGCGGCAGCGAAAATAGCGGAACAGCCCGCACCGGTTGTCATGCAAGCTACTCAGGCACCAGCAATTGAACGCACGCCGATCTCAGTCTCTCGACCGGCCCCGGCGGCTCATGCCGATCCTGCCGGTGCACCCACTCTGCGCTTGGGCCAGATCAATGAAAGGCTGGCGCCAATCTCTCTGTCCGCTGAAGGCTTGGCAACTCTCGGATTCACGCATGCTGCCACCGACAAAGCCGCGAAGCTTTATTATGAATCCACGTTCCCACTGATTTGCCGCGCCCTGAAGAATCATATCGACGCCATCATGGATCAGCCTCAAGAGAAGGCGGCATGACATACGATATTGAGGAACTATGGCGCGCAGTTGATGGCTTTGGCGGATTTTATCAAGTCAGCAATTTGGGAAGGGTTCGCAGTCTTGATCGTCTTATAAAACGGAAGGATGGAAGTTCAGAAAATAAGAAAGGGCGGATTCTTAGGCAATATTCAACAGGGAGGGGATACGCAGAAGGCAAGGGGTATTTATTTGTTCCGCTCTGCTTCGAGAGAAAGCGCAAATAGGCATATGTGCATCGTCTCGTTGCGTTTGCCTTTCTTCCGCCCAGCGATGCTCCTCACGTCAACCATAAAGATTTAGACAAAACCAACAACGCGGAATCTAATCTGGAATGGGTGACGCCCAAGGAAAACACGAAGCATGCAATAGATTCTGGGCAATTTGCAATTGCGCATCAGGGAGGCAGGACGCTCGCTATGAACAACCCGAAGTGTCGGAAGAAACTCACGCCTGAAGACGTTGCAGAGATCCGCAAGGCTTGCGCTAACGGTGAGCGCCAAGCTGATATAGGTGCCAGATTTGGCGTTACCCAATCAAACGTGAGCAGAATCCACCTTGGCAAGAACTGGGGAACTACTGCCCAGATTAAGTGTTTTGGCAAATCTGCGCCGCGCTGATTCGGCATATCGAAGCGGCATCGAGCGGTCAGAAGAAAGCCGCCTAGTTTCACCCGCCGCTGCTCACATACATTGGCCCTTGGCGTTCCGTATGTCCCTCAAGCAGCAGCGGCACCTAACATTTGGAGCCAATCATGACCACCTTCCAATCAGTCGTACTAATCTGGGCAATCGTTGATGTGATCCTTGCTGCGGGAATATCTGCGGTCAAGCTGATCGGGACGCAGCGCGAGCACGAGAAGTATCCGCCGATTCGCGGGAGTGATTGGTATGGCTGCGGGGTGCGGTTGTGAATCGCGCGATGTCGCGCTAACTGGAGAGGATGAGATGGGAACAATGAAGATTATCGGAATATCGGTGCTCAGTTTGATTTCGGTCGTTGCGCTGTGCTTTTTCCTAAACGCGCTCGACTTCGGCCTATTCAAAACGTTTGCACCGAAGTATGAGCAAGTCCGGCGCGACACGTTCGAACAAAGCCAAGCCTACAACGAGGGCATGCGGCGCGATCTGGAGAGCATCCGCAACGATTATCTGAAGACAAGCGATCCGGCCGCCAAAGCAGCACTGCGCGCGACGTTCATTCACCGGGCTGAAGGCTATCCGAATCAGTTACCGGCCGATCTGCAGTCTTTTTACCAAAGCATCCAATAAGGAGCAAACATGCTGAAAATCATTGCAATCGCAGTCGCCGCTTTCTTCGTGTTGACCGCCGAGTCGTGTGATGGACCACCGACAACCACGCAGAAAGAGGCTGCCGCGCAGGACCGGTTGACCGCCGAGTCACAGGCCCAAGTCGGCCTGCCAGCCATCTTGAATTTCACGGAAAAGCGCAACTACAAGATGATTTACGAGTTGCGCGACAAGCCGGACTACGCGACGTACACGTACCTCGTCGGCATGCACAACGAGTTGCGCTTGCTGTGCCACTCGGTCGGCTACGGAATTCCGGAATCGAGCCAGTACACAAACCCGCAGATGATCGGCTATCAGAGCGAGCGAACTGGCGTCGTCACATTGCCGCAAGCGGACCCGAACGGATTTTACAGCTCACCATCAGCGAACGGAACATGGGTGATGTGCTTGGACCCAGACGGCAAGATCGCACCCGTGCGCAGCGAGCCGAACGTGATCACATCGCCTTTCCCGCTCGACAAATAACCCCCATGCCGCGCACTACTGGCGGCTCACCCTATCTTTGAGGCATGAATCGTGAACGCTCAGGTGCCCGCGTATCAGATTGGACTACTGCATCACACGCTCGGACTCAGCGAGCATCGGCGTGAGTCGTACCGCAATCACTTTGTGGCAGGTAGCGGCCATAGCGATATGCCTCACCTTGAAGCGCTGGAGCGCGCTGGGCTCATGGAGCGTCGCCGCACGCCCAAATTCTGCGATCCGGCCGACATTGTGTTCGCTGCGACAGATGCCGGGATCACGACTGCGATTGCTGCCCTGCCCGAACCTGTGCAGCCCGCCAAGCGCAGTCGGTACGAGGAATATCTAGATGCCGATGGTTGTGGTGGCGATTCGTTTGGTGAGTTCCTGTGTGGTGCGCGCCTGCCAGAGTTTGAAGAGAAGCGCGACTTTCGTGCGCGGGACACGAAATACCGAATGTTCCGCCAGGCTGATCGCTGGACGCGCGACGCTGAAGGCGAATGGTGCTCGACGAAGAAAGAAGCCAAGGCGAGCTACAAAGCCGCATTGAAAGCCCGCATCGACGCGTAACGCGCATCGTCCGCGCACCTACTGCGACAAATTTAGGAGATTTTATGAACTGCAATTGCATCACTGACGTCAACGCGCAGCTCACGGAGCATTACACGGCGAGTCTGGCGACGACAGCAACCGCGAAGCTTCAGCAGGTTGCGTATGTCATGGGCCCGAAGATGGACGACATGCTGTTCATAGACGTGAAGATCACCTCTGAAGCGAAGGGATACAAGAAAGGCAAGAACGTTCATATGTTCGTGAGCTTCTGCCCTTTCTGCGGAAAAGATCAGCGCGAGAAAGACACAGCATAACCCCGCACCCTACCCGCGTCGGGTATGCGGGTTGGCGGGATTGAAAACACGAGGTGAATAGTGGCGGCGTATTACAACGAGATTGATCCATACGCAGCGCAGTGGCTTAGAAACCTGATTGCCGCCGGTCACATTGCACCTGGCGACGTTGACGAGAGAGATATTCGAGATGTTAGACCAGACGACTTGCGCGGATACATCCAGTGCCATTTCTTCGCCGGCATTGGAGTCTGGTCATACGCGCTTCGACTCGCAGGCTGGTCCGACGATCGACCTGTTTGGACCGGTTCCTGTCCGTGCCAACCTTTCAGCCAGGCAGGCCAAGGCGCTGGGTTTGATGACGAGCGGCACGTCTGGCCGGCATGGGATCACCTCATTGCGGAGCAATGTCCTCCAGCAATCCTTGGTGAGCAGGTTGCAAGCAAGGACGCAGAACCTTGGCTCGACCTTGTTTCGGCTGACCTGGAAGGTTTGGGTTATGCCTTCGGGGCGCTCGCTTTCCCGTCTGCGGGCGTCGGTGCTCCGCACATCCGTGACCGCACGTACTTCGTGGCCCACGCCAGTAGTTCGCGATCATCGAAACAGCGCCGGCGACGGATCGAACCCACGCGACCTACCGAGGACGGCATATCTAGCATCCTGGCCTACGCCAACAGTAGGAAACGCAATGGGTTCGCAGTCGTTCGACGGGCTGAGCGTTACAGGGAAGACGCCGGACGGCCGGAAGGTGGCAGTGAGTCTGAATCATGTGTCGACGTTTGCGAGCTGGCCGACGCCTACAGCGAGGGATCACTTCCCAGATCACTCTCCGGAATACATAGCAGCGAAGAAGGCCCTGGGCCACGGTATGGCGAATCTGAACGACTTGGTGCAATTGGCATGTTGGCCAACGCCAGTAGCGAACGACGACAACAAGACGCCGGAAGCGCACTTGGCAATGAAGAAGCGTATGGGCGAACGGGACGGGACGGGCAGCAATCGGAGCTCGATCACCTCGCTTCAGGTCATGTCGAAGTACATCGAATTGAACCAGCCGGCCCGACTAACGGTTTCTGGCGAGATGCTGACTGGCTCCTCTGCAGGGACGAAAAGTGGCGGTCAGTTGAACCCGGCACATTCCCGCTGGCTGATGGGACTCCCTCGCGAGTGGGACGCCTGCGCGCCTACGGAAACGCGATCAACGCTTATCAAGCAGCGGAATTCATCGCAGCAGCTCGCGAAACAATCGACGCATAAAGGACCAAGATGAAATCTCCCACCCCCTCACCGATCTCGGATCAAGCGGCAGGCGAGCCGACCACCGGCATTCCTCCTGAATTCGTGCAATGGTTTAACCGCGAATGGGCGGATTACTTGGACAAGGCATTCACCAACAAGGTGACGGCAATGGCATGGGCGCTAAAGACATGGCGACACCTCTCCACCGCTCCGACCACTGCAAGCGCGCCGGTAGCCTGGATCACCAAAGCGGAACTGGCGAAGCTCACGGATCTAACCGCCGACGCGTGGGTGTACTGGCGCGAGGCTGGACACGTTGCAGAGCCTGACGAAGTGCCGCTCTGCGCCGCAGTTCTCTCCGCCGCCCAGACCACTGGAAGCGCGCCAGCACGTATGCGTGTGATCGGTGACAACAGCGGAGAAGATCAATGGGCGCTCGGCTGGAACGCGTGCCTGGATAAGATCGCCGCCCCGCCTGCCAATGCGCCTGTCGCGAGCGTGCTGACGGATGCGGCACGCGCTATCGATAATTTGAAGTTTATAGCTAAGACACTAGACGCCAGTGGAGATTTCAACACGTCAAGCAGGATCATGAACGCGGTTGAAGCCCTTGCAGCGTCTATGGGCGGAGATAAATCATGACTGAAGCAGAGCGCCGCGTGCTGATCGACCAACTAGACCGATCCTTCACCGTAATGCCGCAATGGGTTAAAGCCGCAACGAAGCATGGCCTCGGTGCGCCAAGAAACAATCCTGCAACAGGTGAGCCCTTCAAATCTTTCCGCGAAGTTATCGAGGCCGCAAGCGATCAAACGTTGCTTACGCTTCGTGACGATTTCGAAGACAACGGCGATTTGTTGCCAGAGGTATCCACGCAATGACTGAACTTTTGCCATGCCCGATGTGCGGAACAGCCGCGCACTTCTTCAAGATCGATGACATAGACCAGAAGGATTTCGGCGGCCAAGGAATTTGCTGCCAGACCGAGGGATGCGTGCAGATCGGTTTGATGTTTGCATGCATGGACGACCCGAAGCCTACTCTTGCCGAGAAATGGAATCGACGCGCCCCCACGCAGGGCGCAGATGCGCGACCGGTGGCGATCTATCAGGTGCATATGAATGGATCAGGCACTTGGCTAGACATCACGCAGCGCGAGCACGAAGACAACGTCGCACGGGGCATAAAAAGTCGCATCGTCTACGCCACCCGCGACGCCGCGCCAAACATAAACGAGCAGCGGTATCTATGGCTGAGAGAGCAGCACTGGAACGAATCAAATGTGGCTGTCGTCTTAGCACCGAAGAAGGCAGTAAAACTCGGTTACGACTGCCCAAGCGGCCAACGTCTAGACGAAATTATTGATGCTGCCCGCTCTGCCATCGTTCCAAGGGAGAAGACATGACTGATCACGAAACGTTCGAAGCATGGTGGCTTGAACAGACCCGCCAAGGCGATCCTGCACGGCGCTTGAATCTTCAGCGAGACGCGTTCATTGCAGGGATGCAAGCAGCCCGCGCCACTGCGGAAGAGAGCGAGCCTCTCCCAAAGGACTTTGCGTCATTTCACCGTCAAGCGCATGCGTGGAAAGACCTGATGCATAGTGGAGAGCACGATCCTTGGTATGTTGCTATGCCCAACGGTGCATTGTTGAAGCTGGGCTATCACGCCGATGATGCGGTGGATAAAGCGCACGCCGAGTTCATTGCTAACGCGATTAATACCGCGATGCGCAAGTCGCAACAAGACGCTGCTATCGAGTCGAAGCCAGCGGAATCGCGCATATCAGATGCGTGGATTAGCGTGAAGGAGCGGCTGCCTGACTTCGATATTCCAGTGGCCGTTGCTTGGGACAAAGCGCCGTGGCGCACCGATGGCGAATCGGCTATCGACGACATGCTGCATGCACGGAACAATGATTTTGACGGATGGCTCTGGTACACCGTTTCCACTGGCGATCTAGACGAATGGGATACGGAAGATATGCCGACTCACTGGATGGCACTTCCGGCTATCGAGTCGCAACGAAGAGGGGATGGATCGTGATACATCGAATTGTCTGCGCGGCAAACCGGAAGGCATTCACCGGCCATATTGTTCTCGGAATCCGTCATTGGGACGCCTTCATGCGCGGCATGCATTCGGAAGGCGATCCCGTCGACCAAGGCTTCATCGATAACAAGGGCGTTTTCTTGAGCCGCACTGAGGCATGGAAAGTAGCCGAGGCCGCGGGCCAGATCATCCGTCGTGTAGGCGGCGATGAGACGAACGGCGGAACGCTTTATTCCGAGAACCTTTACTGAAGTGACCACAGCGGAGGGAGGGAGGATGGACAAGTTGACGTTGATAACCGCGCTGCTGGATAAGGTGCGAGAACTGGATAACCATGCGGGGCTTTTGATAGGAATCGTCGTTCACGATCCTAAGGCTGGATCCGAATTGGCATTGCGGTTTCCTCCACGTTGCCCGGTTGGAGATGTGGCGCTTGCTTGTGCGCAATTGACTGCGGCAGCTATGGGCAAGATAGCTGAGTAACTCCCGCTACTAGCGGGAAGGGGGAGAGAGATGGATCCAGCTTTGAAGAAAATGCGCGCTCTCGCCGAGGCCGCAGCAATTATTGGCGCGGCAAGCAATATGGATACGTGGCCGAAGATCGTGATTCAGTTAATCGATGAGATCGATCTACTGAAGACTGAGGTGGAACGGTTGACTCATGGAGATCCCGCGTGAAAAAGACAAAGTGGTATGACGGCGTCGAGCCTGTGCATAAGGGTGTCTACGAACGGCGCTATTCGTGGGGTGTCAACTTAGCATATTTCGACGGTGCTGATTGGGGGCTTGCCAGCGAGACAGTGGAAGCGGCTCACCTCTGGGGCACTCAGTCAGATGCGCGCGCGGAAGGCGGTCTGCCGTGGCGCGGCCTGACGGCACCAGCATGAGCCATAACGTGGAAGCAGTACTTCGGGTTGCAGCGCTATATTTTGGGGTGACAAAGGAATGGAAGCACTTATAGCTCAAGTGGCCCCTGCGCCAAAAAAGAGCAAGCCGGCGCCGAACATCTATTGGACGATTAAGCAAAACTGGAATGGAGTGCTCTGGCCGCGGCTATGGCCGAACGAGGCATATGGATGGCGAGAAGTGAAGAAGGAGACTGGCAAGTCAAGACGCCAGATTGAGGCAACGCACGACTGGTCAATGGTTCGTGTTCATGTCAGCGAACTTACGCTCATTGCGCCTGCCGACCTCTCTTCCGAACGCGCTCTAGATGAAGCTATACCAGCTATTCCGCTTGAGATCGATGGAGTCAGCGGAATCATTGACGCAGGCCGGATGCATCTGCCGTCGGGCGTATATTTCTTGTATTTTCGCGGCGTTCTTCAATACGTTGGCAAGTCGGTAACTCCTGCTTCGCGCCTGAACCAGCATCGCCAGGTAGGGCGAGTATTTGATCAAGCGTTCGTGTTGCCCGTCCCGCAGTCCATGTTGGATCAGGTTGAGGGCGCATTAATAAGAAAATTCCAACCGCCGCTCAATGTAACGATGCCGATTGTCGGCCTTGATGACGACGCTCGCGTCTTGGCTGATCTTGGTTTTCAGGGTCGGCTGCTGGAACCCCCTGCGCCTATTGAGGAGAAAATCGATGTCTGACAGACTTATGACCGCCGAGGAAATCGAGCGCATGACCGGCTGGAAGCGTTACACGAAGCAAGTGCAGTGGTTCTTGGAACAGTTTGGCGTGAGGGTCGCCGTATGCGCCGACGGCAGTCCGGTCATGACCTGGGCGAACTTCAATGCGCTGAACGCGCGCCGGCTTGGATTATCATCCACCGAACCAGCGCCCAAGAAGCGCTTCGCCCTCGTCTCTGATAACAGAAGCGCCAAATGAATGCACGTCGCCGCACCGTCCCTGACGGGCTCCCTAACCGCGTCTATCCGAAGAGCGGAAGCTGGTATTGGTTTCCGAAGGGCGGCCGGTGGATCAAGCTATGCCGGATCGATGAAGGCAACCTCAAGATGCTCAAGCGACTGGCAGCCGAGATGGAGAAGCGCGAGGGTTTGAAGGGAACCGGCAATATCCCCGCCTTTGTCGACATGTACATCGCCGCCAAGAAAGATGAGCATCGCGAGAAGGGTTGGTCGAATTATGGTAACCCGGTAAAGGCAGACTTCATCAACTTTGATCTTGAGGGTGTCGATGCTGCAGCATGCGCGCGATTCCTCAAAGCCCATTGGTCGACGAAGCTATCGATGCAGCGAGCCATGCGCGCGTTCCTGAGCGGCTTCTTTCAGTGGTGCCGGGAAGAAGGCTATTACGACCAGCCGAACCCAATGACGGGCATGCGCATCAACTCCCCGCGCCCGCGCCAGGTGTACATCACGAACGAGCACTTCGAGGCTATCCGGGCGCAGCTCGCCAGCCAGCCGATGATCTTGTGCATGGTCGATCTGTGCTACCTGACGCTGCAGCGATCCACCGAGATCCGTGACCTGCGCTGGCGCAAGACCGACGACAAGACTGCGAACTGGGTGGACCGCGATAACGGCGTGATTCACTTCGTGCCGTCGAAAACCCGCGAGTCGAGCGGCATCGCGATTGATTGGCCCATCACGCCTGAGATCGAAGCCGTTCTTGAGCGCGCGCGGACGTTCGGCAAAGTTAAGTCTCCCTACGTCATCCACACGCCGAAGGGTGGTCAATGGGTCAACACGCACGCGCTGAAGATGTGGCACAAGGCATGCAAAGCTGCCAAGCTTGAAAGCTACAAATACACGATCAAGGACATCCGCGCGAAGGCAATGACCGATGCCGAAGCGCAGGGATATGAGATGGATGCCTTGAAGGTTGCCGCGGCGCACAGCGACATTGCGACAACGAAGGTTTATATGAAAGACCGCAAGACGCCGCTCAGTAATATCCTTTTGAAGCTGCCGAAAAGCGCATAAATATTAGAAGCCATATTAGAAGATCGTTGCTGGTATTGGGTTTCAAGGCAAAAAAACTGAGTGCCGCTCAAAGCGTGAAAATCACGGTTCGGCCTTACTGGATAATCGTTTGAAGGCAGTCATTTCTAATATTCTGCACAAAAAACAGGCACGAAGGCATAAGGCTTTGCGGAACAAAAGCAGTAAATATTAGAAACTTTCGGCCGATGATAGGATTGGATTTTGCCGCTGAGCGGCGAGGAGGCGGGATGCTTGAACTAAACGTAGACAAGGAAATGGCCGACGCGCTATGGGATGCGTCGAGAGAGTCGAACCCGGCGGTTCTGACCGTATTTCACGATGGAAAACTGATCCAATTCCGGCTTGGCTTCCGCTCTTCCGAGATCATCAAGCATGGGCCGACAGGCTGGCGACATGGAAAGGAATGCACGGTGAAGCTGGAATTGGTGCAGTTGGTTGACGCGACGATGGAGACGTTATGACGGATCGAGAATTGACTGAACTGGCTGCCAAAGCCGCAGGCCTATCTGGTCGGTGGAACGAACCGTTTCAATGGCTGGATTTGGACGGCGCTCATACCAAAGGCAAAGCGCGGACTGCGTGGAGCCCATTGATCGACGACGGCGACGCGCTACGGCTGGCCGTGAAACTTGACATCAGCATCCGACAGCAATTCGCGATGGTGCAGGCCGAATATCCGTTGCTCGACGAAGAATACAACACAAGAAAGGTGCTCTGCGAGGGCGTGCTAGATGATTACTATGCTGCGACGCGACGTGCAATCGTCCGGGCGGCCGTTGAAATCGGGAAGAAGGTTGACGCGCCGCTAGTACGGGCTGATTGACCGTCGCTAAAAGGAAGTGAGATGAAAATTTCGGAATACATCGAAGCGCTTCAGGCAATTCATGCGACTGAAGGCGATTTGGAAGTGGTAACGCATCACGCCGGTCAAGGCGCGTCATCGATCGGCCTAGACTTCGCGGCGCTCTCTGCGCCTCGTGTCGGGTACACGTACTCTCATATGGGCGGTAAAGGCGTGAGCGCAACGAAGAGAGAGCCGACCGACACGATCAAAGAGATCGGGAAAGTCGTCTTTATCCACGGATGATTGATCGTCGCTAATAGCGAGAGGAGATGGGATGAAAACAGCAATTATGGAACTGGGCCACTTGGTGAACTTCACGATTCCAGCCGATATGCCGGATTCCGGCTGCTATGTGGAAATGCCGGGTTTCAAGGGCAATATCACGCGCGCCGAGCTTCAGGCGATGATCGACCAGGCGCGCTCTGTGAGCGTCTATACCGTCGGCGGCATAGGTGGCGGCGGCGGCGTAGGACCGGCTCAATTCGCCGCTGGCTCCAATGGGTCTGTGGGTGGGTTTGGCGGCGGGGCCGCAGGACCGACCGACGATAGCTACTGGCGAAACAAAGCGAAGGAACTGAACAGGCCGATTTCCGTTGTAGGTTTTAGCAGCGGTAACGGAGCCTTTACCGGATGGCTATTCCCCGATGGGCATTCCGAGCAGCTTCCTGTTGGCGAAACGCCCGTGTGGCCGAAGGTTGACGCGGCGCGACAGGCCGGGAGGGAGGGATGATGAAACCGGTATGGTACGGGTTGTATGAGCGAATCGCCAGAGTGAACGGACTTACCGGGCACGGGCGTAGGGTGCTGCGGCGGCAAATGCGGAGTGAATTTCGGGATAACCTTCGAACGGCTCGGGCGGCCCTAGCGCCATTTGCCGGCAAGCGGATGACGAGCGTTACGCCTGAGCAGATAAAGGAAGCCCTGATTGCCGCTTTCGCACCACCAGAACAGGTCGAACTCAATATAACTTTCGCAGACGGAAAGATATTGCACGTCTCGGCAAGTGGCGCTGTCGAAATGCTGGAACTGGCCGGGAGGGACGGGTAATGTTTGATGATGACGAACCACCGGTCAGACTGATCGACCCGCACAAGGAAGTGCTGACCGGAACGGGATGCGAATTGGATGCGATCGGCGATTTGCCGGACGTGGACTTGCCGCGCGCCAAGGTCGAGACCGATGCCTCTTACAGGGAGCGCCTAGCCGTCAAACTGACGTCCTGGTTCGACACGCTCACCCCAGCAATAGCCACGGGCGAATATCTTGACCATTGGCACCGCGGCGCGACGAGCGGCGAAACGAACGCACCTCCGGACGACACGAAGCCCCGAGAGAACCACGTTCGCGATGCTGTGCGGGCGAATTCTTAGGAGATTGCGTGAGCACAAACGAACGCATCTGGCTTGCGATCATCGCTTTCTGGGTGGTCGTAGACCTTGGTTTGATGGCGTGTCTGAAGCCATAGGAGAGCGCGTGATTAACCCAATCAAGTCTTTGTGTGCCGCACACTCCGCGTGCAAAGAGCAGAAGAGAATCAACCAAGCTTGGGACGAAGAATATAGTCGCGCCAAGCCGGCCGAATACCCGTGCACAATAGGTCAATCCGGCATCACCGACCTGACCGCCCGCGAATGGCGCGGCCCGGTGCACGATGGTGAGACTGGGGCGACTAAATAGGAGATGAGATGGAAGAGACAGCAAGGATCGTAATGGCGATTCTGTTTGGCGCACTATCACTGTCATCCGCCATCGGATGCTATTCAATGGCCGCAAGATGGAACCCATTTAAGCCAACAGCAGAGTTGGCGAAACCAGAGCCGACCCAAAGCGAGCGGTCGCTACAAGGTCCTTTGTCGGCACCAGAGATGGCATTCCGTCTATCCGTTGCTCAGCCAGGAGACTATGAATTAAAGGTCTACGATGGCGGGAAGCGCTATATCTTTGATCGTGTAAGGTAACGGACAGAGATGAGATGGCAGCGATCTACCTCTACATGCCCCGCTGAGGAGCCGGTGGCGTTATTGTCGCGACGCGTGATGATGGTGTGGTAGTGGAGTTCCGTGGTGCTGCGTATTCGGATTGGGATTTAGGCGAGGATTCGCCCATGTTGTACAGGCTGCATTCGTGCCTACGGCGGATCAACATCTCGGAACTGCATTGCGGCAATGTCGAGACGATGACGCCGTGGCACGATGAGTGGGAAGAAGTGCGGGGGATGTTTGAGGCGGGGATTTAGGCGATGGCCAGCGCCGCAATAACGCGCGCGATCATATGGTCGCGTATATTCGGAAACGGCAGCGCAGGCCTCCCGATAGGCGTAAGCAGCGCGGCATGCTGCCAGTCAGGAGGCAGATCGGTCACAAGATCGTTTCCGTTCCTGTACAAATTCACCGGAACTTTGGAGAGCAACGTCCTCACGCTCAAGTCTGGACTCACGCGCGGTGGCTCGAATCCATACACAGCCACGGGCGGCTTCACATCAAGGGTCAAGGCCACGGCGGCACACAAGGCAAGTGCTGCACCAAGTGAATGTCCCACCAGCGTCACCGGCTGATCGCCGACCGCCGCTTTGACGTCCAGCGCGATCGCCATCCATGCCGACCAGAAACCGGAATGGATTTTCCCGACACCGCATACGTTGACCGGCTCAAAGCTGAAGTCAGCGCCCCAGCAATCGCGATTGTCCGTGCCCGGGAAGGCGACGCACAACCCGGCCGCAGTTTGCCGGACGATGGCGCGAGATGCACTGCTCGCTTTACCGATGTCAGGCACAGCGCTGTATGCTTCCTGCGCCAGCAGCGCGAAATCGTACGGCGTCATCTCGGATTCGCCGCGATGAGGTTCTTGAGCGCGGTGCCTTCGGGCTTGATGTTGCCGCTTGAATCACGGAGGCCATACGCGCCATCGGCAAAATCGTACAACTCGTAGTACCAAGTCCCTTTCCACTGGGAGCGTGCGAGCACTTCGGGGAAGATTGAATCGATGTACGAACTTACTGTCGACGATGAAACACTAGGATCGCCCTTACCGGTTTCGGATAGGTAAATCGGCTTGGAGGTAAGCGCGGCAATGGCTGTGAAAAGATTCACAACACCCGATTGGCCACTCGTCGAGGCCGGGTCGCCACCGGTTTCGTAGTCGTGCCACGTGTACGCGTCGACGTCTGGCGCGCCGTGGGGAGCCGCAGAACCGTTCGGCAACGTTCCATTGACCAGCATCTGCAGCCAGCCCGTGTGAATGTAGGTGCCGTTGATGGCGAGCTTGGTTGTACGGCCAGTGTCAACTGTGTGCCAACCGTCGCAGAAACCTGAGTAAGCCGCCTGGTACAGACCGGTCTGAGTTGCGTTGAACTGAGAAGGCACGTTGCCATCGGTACCGCCGAGAATGGCTACGATATCGTCCTCGTTTCCAAACACGACCAAAGGGGAGCCGGCGAGAATTGAAGCCGCCGACGCGCCGAAGCTCTTCATGTTGTTGTACATCGTCGTGGTAGAGCCCGACAACGTACCTGACACTGGGATCAACTCGGGCACGAGCGTGATCGGAGCCCACTGGGGAATCAGCGCGGCAAGAGTAGAGCAATCCCCAAGCGTGTATGCATCAGCGCAGACCGTGGTCAGCCCAATCTGCTGACAATCCGCTTTTTGCTGAGCAACGGACCGCGAGGTGTAGATGCCGCCTTGAGCAGGGTGAATGTCCGCGCCCCAATACAGGTCGGCGGTCGTCGCAGGCGGCGTCACGGTGACAGGAGGTGTAACGACAACCGGTGCAGCCACGACAACGCTCACCGAGACCGTCGCCTGAGTGCCGCCCGATTGCCCGGCCGCCACGCTGAACGCGATCACGTTAAGTTGGCAAGTACCGGTGAGCGCGCCCATGTTGACGGGAACTGTAAATGCGCCGCTCGCACCCGGGGTTATATCGGCACCAACCTTGTTGCCAGAGGCGTTATCCCACACCGCGACGTTGACCCACTGCGAGCCAGCTACGCCGACGACGTTAAACGTGGCGCTCTCTGCAGCATTAGCCACAGGCGAGCTGACCGTCAGCAAATTAGCGGCAGGCGCAGGCGGTGGCACAACTACAGCGACATTGTTCACGACGACACTGACCGTGGCGACGTTCACGCCATCGCTAAACGAGAGAGTTTGAGCCCCGTTTGCGAGTTGTGTCGTATCGACAGGAACACTAAAAGGCACCGGCTGCACGAGAACCACCGAACCTAGGATGGCGGTACCGTTCATTGCCTGAACAGTTACACCGCCATCGGTACCGGTGAGATTGATAGTGCCGCTAACTGTCGCGCCCGCGGCGGGCGAAGTTATTACGAGTGCCATGAAAGGCTCCTGCGATTTGAACGATAGGGGTGTTACGCGACCACAGCAGTGCTCGCTGCAACGGGGGCGGCCGGCGCAGGAGTGATCGGTGCGCCAGTGAGGGGCGTTGACGTAGGCACGACGGCCGGTTGCAGAGCGACTGCGGTGTTGATCGCGAGCGTCACCAAGTCGATAGCTGCGTTCGCTTCGTTCTTCGTTTGCGCCGCGAGACTCGATGCGGCGACAGCGGCCTTGAGCAGTGGCAATGCCGTGTTGGCCAAGTTCTGAAGATTCGGCGTGGTGACGGTCGCGCCGGCCGTGCATACTTTCGCGAGTGCGGGCTGAAAATCGTTCGTGAGGGTGGCTTGTGCGCCGCCCGTGAAGACGCCGTCATCCGTGAGAATTTGAACAGCGGTAGTGGAGTCCGCGCAGACGATCGCGACCTGCTGAGTAAATGTCAGCGTCGGCATTGAGCCATTGCACGCGGAGAGAGCGAGCGCGACGAAAGCTGCCGCGAACGGCATAAGATTGCGTTTCATGATGGTTTCCTAAGGGGTAAGTTTCACGACAGCGGCAGCGGTGTTACCGACAGCAGTAGCCACATTTGAAATGACAGCGCCTTGCGCAGTAAGGGGTGCTGTCGCTCCCACACCGGTTTCTTGGAAATGCACGGTTACGACGTTCTCGGCAGACGTTGTCAGATCGAACGTCAAGGCGCTGATGTCCTTCCCGTTGATCGCTAAGGCCTCGCAACACACCATCTTTTGAAGGTTTGGCTCATAGAACGGCTTCACTGAATAAGTGGCCGTGCCGGCGCACCCGGAGAGCGACGCAGCCATGAGGACGAGCGCGGCGCGGATCACGACTTGACGATTACCGTTGGCGCAGCAACCGGCGCGGCCGGCGTTGCATCAGGCTCGTCGTCCGGATTGAAGTGGTTGTAGGTCGCGTGAATGCCTGCTGCGAGCAGTCCGGCTACAAGTGCTGAAACAGCCGCGGGAACAGGTGTGTGACAGCCAGCCATAACCCAATCAACGGCGGGCACGAGGGATGCAGCACTGACGACGAGGCCGCCCGTGCTGACGCTGGATTTGTTCATGGATGCTCCAAAAATAAAGCCGCTCAGTGGCGGCCATGAATGGTGTGAATGCGGAAACTCACCGGCACCGCGACGACAACCTTGCGGCGGCACCAGCGCGGCCAGCGAGGCCGCCAACGCAGCGCCGCGCGCATCAGGACACCGTTACGGTCACAACCGAGGGAATATCGATCGAAACATCGGGAGCGGCGATGGTGAACTCTGCCGAGACAGCGGCAGCGCCAATTGCTGTGCCGGATGCGTCAACGGCTTGAGCGCTTGCGGTATAAACGCCGGGAGCGACATCAGCGAACGTTGCCGAGTACGGCGCGACCGAGATGACTTGCGCAGGAACTGCGCCGCCGGACAGGCTGATGGACACGCCCGCCGAAACGGTGCCAGCGGCGAAGGGTTGCGATTGGGTTTCGACTGCGACGATAACGGTGCTCATGGTGTTTCCTTGATGGTTGGTGAGGTGCTACGGGATTGGCTTAGTTGCCGTTGGTCAACGTGAACGACGAGTCCGAAACTGTCTGGCCAGTGGCGATCGTGGCGCTGCCGACGAAGTTCATATCGAAGCCACTGGTGACGCCGCAAGTCCCGTCGATATGCGGCGTGCTGCCCGATGTGGTAATCCGAAACCACGTTGCGGCCGTACCTGCGCCGGCGCCTGCCGTACCCGTGCCAGAAGTGATCGAGTTCAGCGTTAGGACGCCGCCGGACGGCGCGGGCGCGAAGGTTGCATTGCAGGTAAGCGTGGCGAGCAGAACCTGAGACGTGATCGCCGTATCGGGATTCGTCGGCTGCGTACCGCTGTAGATCAGCAACAGCGCACTCGCGCCCACGGTGGACGTGATTGCCGCCTGTTGCGCGTTCTTCAATACGGCGCTGTACTTAAGATTCGAGGCCATTCATAAACTCCGAGGCAAATAAAAAGCCGCCCGGAGGCGGCTCGTATCAAGTGAGGGAAGATCAGAGATTTTTAACTTGCAGCGTGAACGAACGATTTGCCGTGTCGGGTACGTTGGTCTCTATGAAGTTGGATACCAGATAGGCGTTATTGGCAATGCCGCCCGACAGATAGAAGTTCACGACCATCCCATTTATAACGACTGGTGAAGCCAGCGTCGCCGGGGCTTGAACGGTGATAGTCGCGCTGGTGATCGTTACGCCTGGAGGCAAAAAATTCGTCCAATCGAATGCGTAGGGCAGCACATCCAAAGGATCCTTTGGCGGAATATTGTTGAAGCTTGGGAACGCCATTGCGGCTCCGAAAAAGATTACCGGGGGCCAACCACGAAAGATCGATCCTCCGCAGGGACAACGAAACTTCGGTTCTGAGGCGGAACGGTGAGCGACCGGTTTTCAGCCGGAACCGCAAAAGACCGAGTCTCAGCGGGAACCATGAAGCTTCGGTTCTCAGCTGGGACCGTGAACACGATCGGGTCGACAAACACCCACGAGATCGACGCGCTCGCGGCTGAGGCGTTTGGTTGCTGAGTAGCCGCCGCAGTCGCGGTGACCGTATTGCCGATGACAAGCGCCGTTGCGGCCGCAGTGTTGGGCTGCTGAACTGAACTACCCGATGCTGCGATGCCGACGGCACTCGTCGAGACAGCGACATTCGCGCCTTGAACAGATGCTGCCACGCTTGAGAGAGCAACCGAACCTGCCGCTGCGCCGACGTTCTTCGCCTGCGTCGCTGATCCGGTAGAAGCTGTCGCCACTACACCCGACGCCGCTGACGAATTCGGGTGCTGCGCGACTGCCACAGAGCCAGCAACGCCGATCGTCGCTGAGACTGACGCGGCGTTCGGTGCCTGCACGGGCGCGGCCGATGCCAGCGCAATGCTGCCGATCGCCGCCGTCGAGTTCGCTACGTTTGGTGCTTGAGTGCTCGCTGCGGATGTTGCGATGGCTACTGCACTGAGTGCGTTGCTCGCGTTCGGTTGTTGCGCCGGCGCGGCCGATGCGCCGACAGATATCGAGCTGGCCGATGCTGCTACGTTCTTGGCTTGCGTCGAGGCGGCGGCACCCGATGCCAATACCCCGCTGGATGCTATAGCGACATTGACTGCTTGCGTACTCGCTGCTGCCGACGTTACGCCGACCGCACTTGACGCACTGCTTACATTGGGCTGCTGAGTCGGTGCGGCCGAAGCCGTCGCCAAAATAGTTGCCCCACTCGCTGCGGCATTCTTCGCTTGGGTTGATGCAGCCGCGCCATTGACCGGCACGCTCGCGCTTGCCGACGCCGTGTTGCCGCTCTGCGTGGCCGATGCCGCCGAAGACACCGAGACTTGCCCCGATGCCGATGCGACGTTGCCGCCCTGCGTACTTGTCGCAGTTGCCGCCAGCGACACCGAAGCTGAAGCCGCGCTCGTGTTAGGCGCTTGCGTCGCTGCGACCGAAGCGGTGAGCGCCGTGGAACCGACCGAAGCCGACGCGGAACTGGCGTTCGGTTGCTGCGTACTGGCGGCTGTTGCCGATAGGCCAATTGCCGCGGCCGCGCTGCTGGTGTTTTTCTGCTGCGTACTTGCTGCGGCCGCGCTTACGCCAATGCTGCTCGATGCTGCTGCGGTGTTCGCGTGTTGAGATGACGCTACCGAAGCGCTGATGGCGATATTGCTCGCAGCGGCCGCAGTGTTTGGCTGCTGCGTTGACGCCACGGAGCCCGTAGCAACCGGCGTATAGCTGACAACGATAAGGCCTTGCGAGCCTGCCCCGCCTGCCCCACCAGTGCCGGCGTTATATCCACCGCCGCCACCACCACCACCATATGCGCCGCCTGCACCGCCCGTATTAGCGCCAGTACCCGAACCGCAACCACCGCCGCCACCGCCGGCACCCGCAGCACCGTTAGCCATGTCGGTGCCAGCGCCGCCCGCACCGCCGTTACCGCTGGTAGTCGTGCCACCGTCGCCAAACGCCCCGCCGCCGCCTGCGCCAGCGGCACCTGTACCGCCATTCGGCGAGGCCGTGGATGCGCCGCCGATACCGCCGGCGGAACTACCTGGACCTGTGCCCCCCGTTGCGCCGGGATTGCCTGTGTTAGCGGCTGGAGTCGCGCCGCCATCAGCGCCGCCGCCACCGCCGCCGCCAAAGTTAGCCCCTGATGTGCCGCCTGCTGCCCCTACACCATTAGGACCGGCCGCACCACCACCGCCACCGGCCCAACTCACTGATGCGCCGCCGGCACCACCCAAAGTCTTGACCGTACCGATGGCACCGGTCGTGGTAGCTACACCGCCTACGCCATTACCACCGCCTGTACTGCCCTTCGCACCAACCAGAGAAGCCGCGATAGTGGTCGCGCCAAACCACGTATCAGCACCCGCGCTGCCAGAGACGAGAGACGTGCCAGCCGTGCCGCCGCCGCCACCGGTACCGACGCTCCAATTCACCGCCGCGCCGGCGGCAAGCGAGATGTTGGTGACGCTGGAATAACTAGCCCCAGCACCACCGCTTTCGCCTAGACCGTTGGATCCGCCGCCGGCACCTGATAGGACTTCAACCTTGTTGTTCAGGGGGTTGAAGTCCGATGGCATAACCCCGGAGTTGGGGCCGGTCGCGGTAATGACCCAAAACTTTGTATAGGCCATTCAACCCTCGTAAACGCAAAAAGCCACCGCATGGGTGGCTGGGATATTCGGTGGTGCGGGGTGGTGTTACGTGGTCGCGGGTTCGTCGGGCATCACGTCTGATTCCATGGCGACGGCCAATCGTTGGGCACGCGCGCCAACTTGAGTCGCCCACGCAGAATTAAGCATCCCCGCTGCAGCCACCGCATACGCGCCGCGCTGCATCGCACCGAGCGTGTTGTGAAATGTCAGCAGCGTGCCGATGCCTAGGTTAAAGGCCATGTTCGCGACCACGCGCTGGCGCACTTCATCGAGGCCGCGCCACCACGGCAGAGCATGGTCGAGCAGACCAAAGGTAACGCCCAGGTCGCTGGTGAGCAGTGCATTGACTTGCTCATCGGACAGCGGATAGGTCCAACCTGCGGGAAGCGGAGATACGTCCAAATTGTGGCCGACGCCAACGGTTTGGTGGCCGGTCGTATCCACGTAAGGCGAATACTCCACGCCCTCATCGCGCCTAAGCTCGGCGATCATCAACGTCATATCCATGAGATACCTCAGAAGAACGCCTTATAGACTGCGACTACAAACTTGGGGAATGTCCCGTTCACGGCGTAATACCCCGCGGCGTACAGAAAAATCCCCGGCACGACGAGTGGAATAAACATCTGCTTGTAGAGGAACTTCCACGCTTCAGCGAGCCGACAAAAGAACCGCTTCGTGGCAACGCCTTCGTTCCACGCGGAGCGCATTGCGCCCGTGTCTTCGGATATCTTTCCTATGACGGTCGCTAGAGCGTCGATCTTCTCGCCCTGCCCGTTGATCACTACGTCCTGGCTACTGAGCCGAAGATTGACCGCTGCAAACTGTTTTGCTACGCCCTTCCATCGTTTGTCATCGGTGGTCAGGCTCTCGAATTCATCTTCGGATAGACCCTGCTGGTCTTGGTCGGTCATTCAATTGCTCCGGGAATAAAAAAACCGCCCGGAGGCGGTTGTATGCTTTTTCTAAATCAGAAGTGTTTAGTTCACCACTCCCCGATCACTTTTGTTCGTGAAGGCGCAGATATGTCTTCTCTTGCTCGATATAACCTAGACCCAAGCTGCATTCCCGGCCGCTCTATGAATCGATAAGTGACCCACGACGAACAGAGAACCAAGACAAGAGCGACTATGGCAACAGCCGGATAGCCCAAAGTCAGCCCTACCCGCGCGACGATATTTACCCAGAGTGGATGGCCAAAAATCAAGATAGGGCCGTGCAGAAGATACATGCTGTAACTGCGCTCGCCCCAGTAGACAACGAACCGATTTGAGAATACCCAGCTCGGTTTGATCGCCTGCCAGATTACAAGCGCGCCGAACACCAGAATGCACGATGCGTAATTTCTTTCCAACTCGGTCGATACCGGAAGGGACGAAATTCTCGGAGTCACGATTGACCACGCTCCGACTGCGACCACGATCGCCAGAGCGATGACGACTGGCATGACATTCGCTACGGACTTTTGTGCCGCAAGGTAGATGAAGTATGCTGCGGTCCCTGCTGCGAAAAACTGTATCTGCCCCGGGAATGTCATGTAAGAGAATAGGTGCGGCATCCCCGGGTGTACTTGTGCATTCAGGGCGGCGTAGCCCAAGACAATCCCAGCACCCAGAAATAATATGGAACTGCGGACGCCAATGATGCAGCCGATAATCAACGGCATCATGGCGTAGAAGATCATTTCGACACCGACGGTCCAGCCGGCCCAGACTAGGCTCCCCTGCTGGTCCGGCATGAAATTGAAAACAAAACCGAAACTCAGAATCGCATCAACGAGATTGTGAGGACCCATGATCCCCACAAAAGACGTTGCGATGATCATCAAATAGAACAGGGGCGCGATCCTGAAAAATCGCTTAACAGCGAACACCTTGATCCAGTCTGGACGCGCCATGTATCGAGTGGTCGAGTACATCAGCGAGAATGCGCTAATAACGAAGAACAGACGAACGCCCGAACCAAGATTCCTGTCGAAGCCACCCGAGGGAGCGATGCCAGCCACATCCCTTAAATGAAAAATCAAGACCATAAAAAATGCCAGGAATCGCAAGCCATGGATTCCTGCTAATTTCTTATCAGCGGCAAAGCTGCTTTTGGTATCTTGCAATTTCCTTTCCACCGGGAGACCCTCGATTCGAGCCGCGTCGCGGCGAAAGCCGCCACATTATCATGGAACCACCGCTTACCGAATGCGACGTGCACGGATTACGCCGGTTCCAGTCAGCCCGGTTCCGGCATACCCGGCTTCGCAGGTTAAATACACGGTGGTCGTTGTCGCAAGACTCTCCCGTACTACGGGGGTTGACATGATTTGCTGGGCAATAGCGAAACTGGTCGACGAGCCGTTCCAAAGACCGACAGCGCCTAGCGTTGCTGATGTCGTGCTAATGCCAGCATCGATTAATGTGAGCGACGTAACGGAACCTATGTTGGTGAATTGCACCGTACCACTCACGTCCCAATCGCCAGCAGTTAAGCTCTCACTGGCACAATTGTTGGGAATTGTGGACGAAAGAGACGTTCCTGATGTTGTAGCTGGCTGGTACTCGCCAATCGCTCCGGCGTTCGCGTTGTCGTTAGTGGTCGTGCCGACGTAGTTCTTGCCGTAGACGGAAGACCACAGATTGGTAGAAGACCCTAGCGTGAATGTATTGCTTGTGATCGGCTCGGTAATTCCCGCCATCACCTCCGCCCCCCCGGTATAACCGAGTACCACATTATTTGCAGCCGACATGTTGAGTATCGGCTGCAAAACAGCGCCGCTTGTCAATGCGCTGATGGGTGCGTTGTTCGGCAATGCGATCCCCGCGGTGCTAATCGCGGCGTTCTGCATGTTGACGCCATACGTGTGCGTACCGGCCAAAAGATAAGACTGAGTTGCGGTGCCTTCATCCTCAATCGAGCTTCCAGCAATAGCCCCGCTATTCGCACTATCAAAATAAATCCCGCGTTGCCACATATCATTGGCACCACTTATGATAATGGCGGCTTGAGATTTGAACGACCCCGCCCCAGAAAAAAGCAGTCCAGCATTATAAGGATTTGCGACTGTGACGTAATTATTGGCATTACTGTTGTTGTAGTCGATTTCCAGCCCGATCAGGCCATTAGAGCCGACACCCGAACCGGACTGTGCTACGAGGTTAGCGGCCCAGGCGGACCCAGCGCCGGCAACTTGGCTAACACCGGAAAAGAATGCAACCTTATCGCTGTTTGGCGTACCCAGACCATTCCCGGTATTGGCCGTCATGTTGATCTGGAAACCCCACTCAGGCAGCGAAGCTTGCGTAGTCGTGTAGTTGTCGAAGAAGTTTCCGTACGCAAGGAATCCGTTGCCGACAGGCGTAGTCGACTGGGCGCCCCCGCCCGTGATCTGCACGCCGTTCGTGCCAGCAAAGGTCGCTGTAGTGCCGCCGATCGGCACCGATACGCTTGTCGCTGCAACTGCCCCGGGCGTCGTGCCGCCGATCGCTCCAGGCGAAGCGAAAGTAGCGCCACCAAGAGTTGCCGCATTGATTGCGCTATTGCATACGAACCCGGTCCCGCTTGCCCAGCCCAGCGCGCCTGCCGATGTGCTGCAGCTTGGTACGGCCAAAGCCGTGGGGCTTGCGGTCGAAGCTGCACCATTCCCGAGGATAGTATTCGCTGCTTGCGTCGCGTGATCGGCTGGCGTTACAAGCCCGGTCGCAGTCAATGAGCCGGTGATGGTGGGGCTTGCGATAGCTGGCGTTGCCAACGCTGGTGAATTGGATAGCACAGTCGAGCCGGTGCCAGTCGATGTCGTGGCACCTGTCCCTCCGTTCACTGCACCCAGTGGCGTTTGCAAAGTCAGGGAACTGAACGTAGGAGACGGATAGGTCTGCCCAAAAGCAAGTGCTGGGATAAGCAATGCTGCGAGAATGGTTCTTTTCATGATATCGAGATTGCCCCTTTGTTATTCCATACGACGCCAGCAGAAGCAGGCAGAGTTGTCGGAAGGCCGGTGGCCCATGCAGTCGATGAGCCCGAGGTCAATATCGCGGCGAGTTGCGAAAGCGGCATCGTGCACTTAGCCAATTGACCATTCTGAGACTGATAAATCGTGACCAGTTCTGCGCCGGTTATTGGCTGAGGAAGTCCATAGATTTCTACCGTTTGATTAAACACCTATAGCTCTCCACGTGAAGGATGCGGCCGCGAATGCTCCTGACAAATTCCATGTAGTGACATTGAAGCCAGTGGCACTCACTGCTCCAAACGAAGGGAAGGTAGCCAATGGCCCACTAGAATTGACGCAGGTTCCAGTTAATGAGAACGAGGCGCTAGTAAATGGAATCGGGAACGTTATAAATTGATTTGCGCTGGCCGTGCCATTAACGGCTCCCCACTGCTCTATCGTTCCATCGGGAAATTTTCTCCAACCGTTCAATCCGACACTTGAGGGAAACTGGCCGAGATTGAGAGCTTGAGAAGGTTGCGTCGCTGGCCCTACTTGGAGGGCATCCACAACGACGTTCGTTCCATTGCCTCGCAATTGAGTCTTCCCGCCTTGCGCCAGCGTGACCGACGCGCCGCCGCTGGTGAGCGCGGTGACAACGAATGCACCCGTGGTCGCATTGATGACATCCCATTCCTGAGCGAAGGCCGGAAAAGTCAGCGCCACCGCTCCGGTCAGCGTGCCAGTCAGGACAATGATCGGTTTCGAGTACTGCGCCGCCGAGAGCGTGACATTCGCGTTCGTCAAGGCAATCGATGCGGATGTCGAGAAGAACATCGGTAACCAGTTCACGCCCCCCGTAGCCGCGATCGTGGTGCTCGATGCGCTCTGCGAGGTCTGGACGTTGTATGTTCCCGTGCCACCTGTGCCAGTACCCAGCGAAATGATCTGCGTGCCCGAGGTAACCCCCGTACCGGACAGGATTTGCCCGACCGTCACAGTCCCGGAAGCAACTGCGGTAACCGTTAGAACGGTGCCAGAGATGGAGCCGGCGAAGGATGCACTCGCCGCGTCAGGATCGGATAGGTTGTTGTCGGCGGTTGACCGCCAAAAGCCCGTGTAGTCCGCGCTTTGAAGAATGGCGCCATTCGGATAGCCTCCGATTGCCTCAGCGAATGCAGTATTAAAGATCGGCTCTCCACCCACTTGGCTCCATTGAACGCCGGCCGTGGTTTGGTAGAGTATGCCGTTCGTATCTTGGCCAAAAGGAGGCGTTCCGCCGGCCGCGACCGCAACAAAGGTAACGGGCGGATAGCCGTCATTGAGTGACGCTGCGCCAGCGGTTATCCCGATCTGCGATGCGGCAGGAATCGTCCTGATAAACCCAGCACCGGCGGCATGAGCAAACGGCGCAACGAAAGGAGTGGGCGACTGGGATGCGAGCATAAATTCTCAATAGGTCAGGCGATGGACACGACGCCACCGTTATTCCAGAGTTGGCCAGTGCCAATTCCGGGATTGGAAAGCGGGAGATTTGCGCCAGTGAGATAAAGCAAAGCCGAGGGTGAAATGCCCGGGAAATAGACGGGCGCCGCAGTCGGATTCGGCGTCGTGGTGCCTGCAACAGAAACGACACCGCCGTTGTCCCAGAGAGCGCCTGCCAGTAACCCCGATGGAGATGTCGGGTAGCCAATGATCCCCGCGCCCATGGCGAGAACGCCGCCATCGCTAAAGAATCCGAGTTGAACTATTCCAACCTGTACACCGGCGGGTCTTGGCAGTACTCCTGACTGAGCAACAATCGCGTATTGAACTGGAGACAGCGTGAATTCGAAGGTGTAGGTCATGGTCATGTTCTGACCATCGGTACACCAACATTCTCCGGACGAACCAAACAACGTCATCAGGATCTGATTGATGCTCGCGATCGAGCCGTTGCTGATGTTCGCGTAGGCTTTCGCGAGGATCAGTTGCAAAAAGGCTTGGTCTGTCAGTGCGTAGTTGCCCGTCGTCGCTGCTCCGCTATAGAACGGCGCCTGGTTAAACGGCGTTTCCACGAGACCGTCGCCAGCCTCCTCAAATCCAAGCCACGCGCCGCTTGATACTTGTAGGACTCTGTTAACGCCGACGATTCGACCCCACACGTCGAGACCGTAACCAGTTGCCGTTAATACGTTCCAAATGCTGTTGTAAAAGGCATCGATGTTCGCGCTTGGATCGACTGCTGCGCTGAAGCTGCCAATGAGGCTAAGAATCGTCGGGCTGTTCGCGAACTGGCTGAGTATCGTTTCCTGATAGTTGAAGGAATCAGCCATATCAGACCAACGTCAAAAGCACATTCGCCGCGGCAAACGTCGGCTCCTGATTGATATTCATGGTGACGTCGTTCTGGTTCGGAATCACTCCAACCATCGTTTCGCTCGTTACCGTTTGCGCAATGCTCACTGTCCACGACGTTCCGCTACCGGCTGTGATCTGAGTACCCGATACGATGTGGCCTGACGCGTCGGCTATGAACTGGCCGATTGCGATCGTGCCCGATGCGACGCTTGAGACAGTCAGCGTGTTTGCAGCGATGGAGCCGGTGAACGTGGCAGACGGGACGTTGATGCACCCGATCTGCAACGAAATGATCTGTGCCCACGAGCCCAGTGCGGCGACATCGGAATAGAACCGGCTCGCGAAGAGTTCGGAGCCAAGGCGCGGCACAGTGCCGCCGTCCTGACCGGAAAAGGCCGAGACAAACGCGGCTTGAATCTGCGCCAACGCAGTCGACGGAACTGCCGCACTGTTCTTAAGCGTCACCAAAAAGAAGATTGGTGTATTGATCGCTGTCTGGAACGACACCGTGTAGCTGGGCGGCGACGAATAAAGAGGATTCGGGTCTGTGACCGTGACGGGCGTGTTGCCGGTGTAATTACAGCCGGGCGGCTTTTTAAGCCAGATCGCCTGTGCGACCGCCAGATTGGTGTAACTCCCTGCCACGCAAACATAGAGGCTATTCGCGTTGAGCGTAATGCCGCCGATCGTCGCGGGGGTTCCGAGATCGTTGTCGATCACATAAGCATCGACCACACCTGGCACACTCAACACATTGGCGAGGATCGAGTCGAGCATCCCTACAGAATTAAGCGCAACGCTCTGCTGCCGGCGCAATTCGAAAGCTGCGCGACTTTCAACAGCGCGCCCGATTACGCCCGACGTACACGTAACGGTGTCCCAGCCCGGAATAGCCTGATAGATCGTGACGGCATTGCTTGCAGGAACCGCGATAGGGCCGGTCGTCAGGCAAGCAAAAGCGAGCGTGATCGTGCCGCTAATCGGAATCGTGCCGCCGACTGTGCAGGCATAGATGTTCCCGCTTGCGTCCTGAATCTGCGCGCCAACAGGGATCGGCACATTGACCAACCCAACGCACGCGATTTGCAGCGTCGTCGGCTGCGCGGCAAGACGCGTCAAGAAGTAGATGGCCGCTATGCCGTCTTGCCACCGGCCCGACGCGAAGGCCGGGTCAACGTTATTGGTGATGTAAAGGAACTGAGAATTGGCATCGCCCACAATCGCCGCTTCCGATTGCGCAAGTTGGCCCTGAGGCGTCGTAAGTGACTGGTCAAGCGTCCCGCCGAAGGCCTGGTTGATATCTGCCTGTACGCCAGTCAGAATTGCGGACTCTGCCGGCAGAACGAACCCGGTTGCCCCGAACGTAGGCGACGGAACGTTAGTTGTTGCCATGGATCAGCCATAAAAAAAGCCACCCGAATGGGTGGCTTGGTTATCTTGAACGGTCAGGACTAGAAACTGGCAGCAGTCGTGACGCCGGCTGTATCCGTCACTTGAATCTGTCCTTGAATTTGGCGACCCGCAAACTCGGTTATGAACGCTTGCGCGCTAACCACTCCCTGCACCGTTTCTGCAGCCGCGACCAGTTGCGCCTTGACATATTGCAGAGTCGGGAGTTGGCCTAGGATCTGTGTGAAATAGGGGATGCCCACCGTTTGATCGTAATACACGTCATTTATGAACGTCCGGCATGCCGTGGCAGCATTCTGAGCTAGAGCATACGGGTCCGACGCAACGGCAATATTCCCAAAGCTATCAACGGCAAGATCCCATGTCGATGGATTCAAGTACAAACTGTTCATCGCATTTCCTTGTACGCAAGAGACTATTGCGGAGGGCCACCGAGGCCCGTTCCGCCCGAGGCGGTATGCTGGTGCGTGCTGTCTATCGCATGGCCGTTTGAAGTGATAGACCCGACGAACTGCACCGCACCTGTAATCAGCGATGCGACTCCGCTACCGACGCTGCCCGTCATGCCAGCGAGCCACGACAACAGGCCTTGGATAATCACAGCGCCGCTAAAGTTTGATTGAGGCGAGTTGACCGTGAAAGACGTCGATGCGTTGTTGACTATGACCGGCGCCGTCAAAGTAATCTGGGTCGGCGACGTCACAGCAATGCCGGTCGAGCTAAACGCGATGTACTGGCTCGGCGTTCCGTTCAATATCCCGCCGAAGTAGACCGCATCCGACATCGAGAAACGACGTTTGCTGCCCGGATTAGCTTGCGCCTTCGTGGCCTTCACGCTTGAGATATCGCGATCAGCGAACCCAGCAAAGCCGATGTCGCCAACTTGTGGATCAATGATGATTGCGTTCGCGCCGCCCTGAAGTCTGAAGTACGGTACGTTGTAAAGCGGCCCGTGCGGCTCCGCGTTGTTATATCCATCAAGCTGATTCACCAGCGGTTGCAGGCTCACAAAGCCCACCGGCGAGACCCCACCGGCGTTCGTCACGCTCAACACTTGGCATGGTTGCATCGTGCGCACGCGCGCCAGAATCGACCAGACCAGAAACGTGTTGGCGTTGTAGTCCGAGCCGTTGTCTGTCGCTTCCGCAGTGCCTAGATATCCGACCGGATTAACCACTGAACGGCACTCCAAGAATGTGCGTGAACCACTGACCGCCAGGCATTTCGCTTTCAAGCGAATGAGATATCTGCGTCGCGATCCACTGACCGCAAGCCGCTGGGATCGAGCTTTGCACCTGAACCAACCCGCCTATGACGACCGATGGATTGAATATCGTCGTGACCATCAGGCCGTTACTTGAGAACGTCGGATAACCAACCATCCCCGTTGCCGTGGAAATAACCGGCGTCGATGTGTTGCGCGCCCCGCCCTTCGGCCAAATTTGCAACGTGCCGACATCGATTGCGAAGTTGATGTCCGCCGCCTGCGCGCACTCCCGTATCTGAGCGAGAGCCGTTCCCGGGAAATACGGGTTTGACAACTGCACTGAGACGCCGTTGTTCACGAAGTTCAATCCGGCCATCGTCGCCAGCGATTGCATGATCGTCCCGACATCAGCGGCGCCGGGATAGCTGGACGCGCCCACCGGCTTGAGTGAAGCGGCGAGACCGCCTACCGCGGCGATATTCAGCGCCGTGTCGGGGATCTGGTTGTAATCCCCCCACGCCTGCCAGATCGTCCCGTTATAGATCGTTGTGAGCGCCGAATCCGCGTCGCCCACCGCGATCAGCACCGAGTTTTGATACATCACTGCCGAGTTGATCGGGCCGATTGTCGTCAACTGGTTGATCATGGCGGGAGGCAGGCCATAGACCAACAACTGGACTTGCGGCATCGCGTCGCCGCCGAACTGCTGAATCTCAGCCTTGATGCGCAAACCCGTGAGCGTTACCGTGTTGGCGCCCGTGTCACCAAATTGGCCGGTGCCAAGCCCTATCGTGAGCTGAATCTGTTTCTGGGTGAAGGCCATCAAGCCGCCCCATTTAGATCTGCCGGGGTCAAATAGCAGAGCAGGAACCGCGTACCAAGACCGGGCGACGAAGGGTCGAGACCCGTGCTCGGTGGCGTGAACGTTCCCTGTTGGTCGATAAACATCAGATCGCCAATAAATCCCAAGTACGCGCTCCGCACAATCCGAACCATGTTCAGGCAAAGAACGCCAGTAATGATCGGTGAATTATTGACAGACACATCGCAGTACAGATGATTGTTGTTCTTTTGGTACAGATTGATTTGCGTGTTCTGACCGCCAAGCTGCACCGAAGGAATCGTCTGCGAAAAGACGTCGTTGATCGGGATGATTTGCATGGCTATTGTGACTGACTCGCGGCTGCCGATTGTGCGGTGGTTGGCGTTTGCGGCTGGACGCTCCCGGTGCTCACCGGATCAGCGCCACTCGGAGCAGCCGTGTTTGAAAACGTTGCCGTGGCCGTCTCCCTGACTTCCTCAAGTTCAAGATCGACAGAGATCAGGCCAACGCCGTTCGTCGAGGTCCGGTGCAGCGCGTAGCTGACGAAGTTGACGTTCTGAATCAACGCTCCCTCCGGCATCACCACGTCAAACAGATCAAGCGATTCGGCGACCGCGGCAACCTGATCAAGAAACGCCTGCCGATCCGCTACCGTGCCGCCTTTTGATAGACGAATCCGCGTATCGCTCGGCAATGCAACCTTGTTATAAGACTGGAACGAGCCCTCTTCGACTGGGTAATTCGGAATTTTCCAGTCCCGTTTGAAATCCAGGCTGATCATGGAATCCGGCTCCAAGGCCAGCGTTCCGTCTTGATTAAAGATGCCCCATTGCGGACCAGCAAAAAGGCCGATGACATTCAGGGCATCCGCAACCAGCAGCACGGCCGTGTTCGTGACATTGGCAAGCTGCCCGAGCAGAGCCGGAATTCCATTTGCCATTACGTGAGCCCTGTATTTGCCTGCGGAACGGTGAAGCTGTATTTGCCAACGGCCTTACCGAACTCTTTCGCAATGCCTTGCGCGTCGGTGGCCTGCGTATGGATCGTGATCGGGCCGTTGATGTTTGTCTCGGCACTCGACGTCATGCTCGACACCCGAGACGCCCATGAACCAGCACCTCTAGCGCCGGCCGACTGAGAAGCGATCAAGCCGGCATTAGCTCTGGCTGCAGCAGAACCCAGATCAGCGGCATTCTTGGCTCCGACTTCGCGCGCGAAAATAGCACTAGAAAGAGCGTCAATATTTGCCGAAGAGAGCTTCTGGTCGGCTCCGACTCCAAGCTTCCTCGATACTTCCGCGATGTAGCCAGAAGTATCGTTTTCGCTTGACGGCGCATATTTGCTCACAACCTTCCGAATCGTGTCGTTACCTTGCAGAAGGTAGTTTTGCAGAAGCGCGCGCTGGGCAGCTACTCCTGCTTCCATTGACGGAAATATGGCGAACCCGCCGCTGTCTCTCCCTGTTGCGCCATTCTTATAGGCGAAATCACCGTATCTGATATTGCCAGGGTTGTTGTTTCGAATGCCGCGAGGCGCATGCGGGCCTTGCTTAAACAATTCACCTAACTTGCCGAAACCCCCGGCAGGAGGCGGGGCTACATCCGGCGTGACGATGCCGCCAGCCATTGCTTCGGCGACATACTGGTCATGGTTCGGGCCTGCGGCAATCGCTTTATCGAACGCAGATTTTCGTGCCAGTTCAGCAGCAACCGCCACGCCAGCAAGAGCAGCAATCGCGCCGGGTCCAGATAGGGCGATTGATGCGAGACCGCCGCCAACCCCGGATAGCGCTGCGGCTAATTGGAGCAAAGGGGTGGCAATCGAGAGTATCTTCAGCGCAGCCAGTGCGATCAGAACGTTCTTCCAGCCACCTACCGAATCTGCCGCCTTATCTGCCCATTGGACAAACTTCTGAACCGATGTCACTGCGTTCTCAACCCACAGACTGATATCGGCCTTGTGATCAGCCACCCAGTCAGCCATCTTTTGCAGTTTCTGCAGCCACGTTTCGAATACCGGAATCAGTTCGAGCAGGATCGTCGTCCCGACGTACTGCAGCCGGTCACGAAGATCAAGCCACGCATTCTTGAGTTTTAGCGCCTGCTCGGCCTGCTTCTCGGTGATCGCTGAATTCTTTTCCTGAGCAGCAACCAAAGCGAGAATCGCCTGGGGTCCCTGCTTGATGAAATTGAACTCTTCACCGCTGATGCCCATTGCCTGAGCAACATATTTAGCGCGGGCCGGATCGACATTGAACAGGTTCTGAACGATCTTGGCGCGCGCGAGCAGGAATGAATTCCCATCCTTCAGATCACTGGTTTTCCCGCCGAAGCGCAGAAACATTTGGATCTGATCACTGACCTTACCTAAGCGAAATCCGGCGATCTGCTGCTGGGAGTCCTGCAACGTGTTCGTGATACCTTCTGCGCTACCGCCCGCCCGTTCTGCTGCGCGCTGCCATGCAGACAGGTCCTGCGTGCTCATCTGCAGATTCTTGGCCATATAGCCAAGATTGACCGCCGCGCCGATGGTGCTTTCGGTGAAGTCCTTCAGGCCCATGCCGGCGGTGAAGACCGCGAGCAGTGCCAGGACTTCATTGCGCACTTTCTTGAACGACTCTGCGGCGGCTTTGTTCCGCGTCTCGATGTCCTTCGTGGCCTTAGTTTCTTCGGCCGACAGCTTTTTAGTGGCGTCCGTTACCTGATTCTTGCCGGTAATAAATGCTTTGGCGTCCAAGCCGAGTGTCACGAACAGCGCGTCGATCACAGTGCCGGCCATGAATATCCCTTAGACTTTGTATCACCCCAACTCAGGAGCAAAAATGATGAAAAAGACGTTTTTCTTGGCCTTGCTCGCGCCTGTCTGCGCGATCGCTCAACAGGCTCCACCGCAGCAGGACCACTGCATGAGACTCGGAATGGCTTATCAGATGGTCGCTCAAGGCCGAGACAGCAACTGGCCACCGAAAACAGCGCTCAATACGATCACCGCATCGTCGGCATGGGGAATCTCTATCGAGCAGGGCAAGCAGATCGTCAATCTGGTCTACTCAGACCCCGGCTTTGTAAATGCCGGCGGCCCTGCTCTTGCAAATCAGGTATATCAAGCCTGCCTTTACCCGCATGGCAAGCCCAAGCCATTCCAGTGACCTACTCTTTCCGCGTGCTGAGCACGTGCTCGTTACGCCCGTCGACCACGATGATTTCGAGCAGATCGTAAAGATCCTCTGCGCCGAACACTGTCTGCAATTCGTGGAGCGTGGCGTACTTCCGAGAAACGACCGTACCGATCGAACGCGGGATGTTCGCGTACTCAATCAGGCCTTCGTCGCTGCTGCCGCCTCGTCTGATTTTGAGCGGGCGGCGGCTAGAAAAAAATCAAGGTGCAATTCGAGCACAGCCTTCCGTAGTTGCAGCCGCGTCGACACTTCCTCGATGTCATCCTCGATGATCGGGCCGACACCGCCATACCCGCGCTTGACAAGCGGTTGCCTCGGATCAGGAACAATCGCGATGCAATCCATCATCTCGTCAAAGAGCGGTTTGGCCAGTTCATACGGCACCTTCGACAACGACTTGATGCCGATGGCGGCGATGCCCGCGAGACCAGCCGACAGAAGATCGTCCGGGATCTCGACGCCGCAATTCATCATGACGAACAAGGCGCGCGTCGCCCATGCTTCGCTCTGCGATGCCGGGAGCTCGGTAATGTGGAACATCTTGCCGTGATCGCGACCCGCCGATTCGATCACGAGCGTTTTGGTTTTTCTCATGGCGTCGGCGCTCCGATAACGCTTTGGAAGTGAATCTCAAACTTCCGCGGCTGAAGGACTTTCTTGCCGTCCGCAAGGGGCGAATAGTTCTTCATCACGCCATTACCGAGCGTGTAAAGCTTCTTGACCGCTGGTTGAATAAGGGAGCCAAAGAAGAAGAACGGCGCCTGCGCGGCTTGTTCTGCCGCATAGACCGCTTCGAAGAAAGTTGTGCTTGGACTGTCGGCCTGCAACATGATCTCCAAGACCTTGATCTGCGGAATCCAACCGGCCGACAGACGGCCATCGGCACCAAGCAACACCTCCTTGATGTCGACGTTCGCCATCGAATACATGTCGTCGGCTGCAAACCCGGATAGCGTTTGCGGGGCAGGGTAAAAGTTGGTAACCCCAAGGGCCAAAATTGAATTTGCGGACGTGATATCGGCCATTATTGAACCTCAATTGATGCGATTTGGACCAACTGCACGGATCCGCCCTGGCAGTACCAGAAGTTAATACCCGGCGATGTGCGCGCGCCGCGAATCTGCGCAGTGGCCGGCGTAATCTGCAGGTACCACCCCTGCGCTTGCAGGACGTTCGCGATGCTCAGACCGGCGGCGTTGTTCACTTCCGCAATCTGCAGCGCTGACAGCGAAGTGCCAGGAGTGATCAAACCGAAGTTCGTCAACTGCGCGATCGGGGTCTGCATCGCGGCGTAGATCAACGCATAGCCAGCAGCGTTGTACGGGATGGAGCCCACCGTCGTGAGCAACGTCATCACCGACAACTGGAACTGGCTGTTGAGATAAATCTGGCCGACATACGCATCAATCCACTTGAACGGACCCGAGATAGAGCCGGGATAGTGGAACGTGAATTGCTGGTTTGCTGTGGCGTAACTGCCGTAGTAGTTATAGCCGTTCGCGATCAGGTTAGCCGCGACCGTCGCATTCGTCACCGTTGCAACCAGACCAGATTGAGACTTGAACGCGAGCGTCGCTTCGCCGTTCGTCGCATTGAAGTTGATCGACGCAACCGCGCCTGCCTCGAATGCAGCCAGCCCGTAAGGGATCGTCGGCACCCACTCCAATACCACGCCGGAGATGCCGGCGGCCTTGATCAGTTGCCCCAGCGACGCCGCCGCATTGTTCGATGCAGTCGGCGTAACGTCGGTGTCTTCACAGACATATTTGAATTCGTCGTTCGTGGTGCCGACCCACTGCGAGAACAGATATTTCGTCGCGTTGCCATACCCGTTGTCCGGATCGAAGATCGTGAAGAACGTGGCCCAGTTGGTCGTCTGCGCGACGATCGCCGGCATGAACGTGGCCGGTACAGCAGGAGCCGCGCCCTGCGAAGTCACTGCGCCTGTCGCAGAGGTGAGATTCAGCGAAGCCGACAGCGAGCCCGTCGCGAACCCGATCGTGCCGGCGGTGCCCGGCGTGCCGCCCGTCAGGACGAACGCGCTCGACACGCTGTCGTATGCACAAGTCAAAGGACCGGCGCTAACAGCCGTTGCAGAGACGGTCTGTGCGCCGCCGCTGGTGATGTACGTACCTGCCTGACCCGTACCGGTGCCGAGCGCCGTGATGGTAGTGCCTGCGACGATCGTGCCGCCGCTGATGACCTGACCAACAGCCAGCGTGCCGCTTGAAACGGTCGCAACCGTCATCAGACCGTAGCTCTGCGTGACTGCGGTCGACGCAACGGTCTGGTTGGCGGATACCGTATAGGTGCCGATGCCACCCGTCGTGCCGGTCAATTGACCCGTGATGGTCGTCCCGGCGGTCACTCCAGTGCCGGACAGAACACCACCCACTACCAGAGCGCCCGTGCTAACGGCCGTAACCGTCAGCGTGTAGCCCGTAATCGAGCCGGTGACGCTGGTCGCCGTACCTGCTGCAATGGTCGTGGTCGCCGCGGTCACAGCGTCGTACGCCGCGAAACCGGTCTGGATCAGGCCGGCCGCATTCGAGAAGCTGGTCGCCGCCGAGAGGTTGATCGTGCTGCTGGTCTTGGCAACACCTTCCACCGTCACCGTCAAGGTGCCGGACAAAGCCTGCAATTGCGCGAGAGTCAGGGAAAGCGAGCCGCCGCGCAGATAAGCGGAAACTGCTGACTGGTTGTATTGCGCGAACAGCATCGCCGCCGGGAGCACGCTTGAACCCTGATAACCGGCGAAGTAGATCGCAGCAGCAGCAGCTTCGGGCGATGCCGGGCCGTAATAGCTCGACACGGACGCGGCAGCCGGAAACGACGGCACGGTACCAATCGGCGTGCGCGTACCATTGGTCAAGCAAAGTCCGATCAATTGCAGCGCCGAACCGCCAGCGCCGATGACGCTCGGATTTACGCCAACTATTTGTGACGCGGGAATACTCGGCATTGCGGCTCCAAATGAAAAACCCGCACTCGGCGGGCTCTAGAAACGAAAAACCCGGCACTCGGCCGGGTTGATTTGATGGGGCGAAACTTACTTAGGGCGGATAAGTCGCATCGACTTCGATGAGTTCGACATTCAGCGCCGAGGCGAACTGCTGCGGCACGGTAACGACCTGATTCGCTTGCATGACGACATCGATCGTCCAACGATTCTCGAACTGCTGTTCCGCGTTCATAAACGGGACTTGCCGCGGCTCACTCGCGTACAGAGGCGTTACATCGACCCCAGATGTTGCGAATTGGTCGACCGCATATTCATCGCGCCATGTCGTCGAGATAATCTGCGTGTTGTCCCCGGAATTTGGCCCGTGAACATCCAACTGAATCGTTACTTTGGTCGGTTGCAGCAGCATCTGTGTGCCCGCCGCAATGACTTGACTTGCGACTGCCTGTGACGGCGAAACGGTGTAAGTACCGATGCCACCAGCACCCGTCCCGAGCGCAGTCACTACGGTATTGCCAGCAAGATTGTTTCCAAGCAACTGCGCGCCCGCCGCAATCGCGCCGAGGCTGACCGACGTAACCGTCAGCGTGGCCCCAGAAATCGACCCGATGAAGGCCGTATCGGAATAAGTGTCGACGTTCGTCTCAAGCCTCTCTCTTAAGATTGGCGTCATCACCACAAAATCACTACCTTCGGGTTCCGGCACACGGTTGTCCTGGCCTCGTACGACCTCAATGCCGGCGGGGAGGATCGACAACAGGAATGATCGAAGAGCCGCGAACGTCTGCGATTCGGTGAATGAAAGTGCGACGCTCATGAGTTATCTTGTAGCGTTATACAAACCTTGCTCCACCCACCAGTGCGCGCCCAGTTCTCGAACAGGAACACTATCAGCCAGACGCTACCATCGGCCAACGTCACCAGATCACCGCCCTCTTGCTGAGACCGAACCACCGCTTCCCACGAGCCATTGATATACATCGCATGGCGGATGCCGGTGATATTCAGCCCACTGACCTGCATCAAATCGTTGTATTGCAACGCTTGGATCTGCACCGTCATCGGCGTCAATGGGCCATAGGCGGGAACTCGAGAACCGTCAAGGTTGGTCGTATAGCCCTGCGACTGTTGCATCCACGCGGTGACCCAATCATTCACCGCAGCGCATATCGGACCGGCGACCGCGTTCAGGTTCATGGCTTAATTGTTGAACGCGATGTCGAGCATCTGACCGAGCACGTCATTGGCCGCGCCCGTCGTCGAGCTCGCGCCTGTGAGTGTGATATTGATCACGGCATTCTCGGCAGCAGTCAGCGCTACCGGAGCAGACGTACCGAGATGCGTGGAACCTGCAGCCATCAACGCGCACGTCGCGATCTGTGTGTTGGAACCGGTAGCACCATACTTTTGGACCTGCACGCTCGCTGCCCAGCCGCCTGCATTGGTCGTGACAACACCCGAGTCAGCGATCAGCGTACCGCCGGCGACAACAGCGCCCACGGTTTGCGTCGTGGTGCCCCACCAGATTTTGACGCGCTTGTTGTTCGCGTTCGCGGCAAATGAGCCGGCAGCGGTGATCGTTGCCTGACGTCCGGCTACATCGAATGCACTGGCTGGCAACGCATAGGTGAACAGCACCGTGTCAGTTGTGGCGGCAGCGTTACCCAGGCCGGCCGCGCTGACCTGAACGCTTGCGTTACCGCAGGTGCGAACGAACGGAGACGCTTGTCCGCCCTGCAAACCAGCGGAAGACAACTGCGCGCCAGTGGGAGAAAAGGGAATTTGAACGTCGCCGAGGGTGGAACTGAAAACGGTAAGCACTGGAAACTCCTTTAGGATTCTTTAACTTCGTAATCTACCGAGTTCATCATGTGCCCCGTATCAATCAGCGGGTCATCGAACCCTTTTTTTGCAATGGTCGAATCTGCGTTCCCGGGACTTTTCATATCCCGGATCGACTGCTGCAACTGGCCCTTGATGTTTTCGCCCATCCGACCCAATGCCAAGGATGAATCGTAGTCGGCAGCCTTAATGATTTTTCCAAGCTGCGGACCCCAGTCACCTTTATTCGCCGCGATCATGCCGCGGAAGAATGGGCGAGCCGGAATGGTGATCGTGTGTGCGGGAACAATGTGCCGAGACTGGAAATTGGCGTTTGATGCTTTGGCAAATCTGCCGCCGTTCTTGAAATCACCTGAGGCTGTGATATTGCGATTGATCGTCGTCGTATGTTCCGGGACATTGATCGTGCCGCCGTATTCCTGAATGACAGCGACAGCGGCTACAGGCAAGCCGCCTTCACTCTCCGGGTAAGTCGCGCCGGCGAGAAAGCCGACATTGACCACATCGGACTTGCTGGCCATCTTGGCGATTTCTTCGAGCTTCGCCCTGAGTTTGTCGCCGCCCTTGACTGCCATCACCCACCCCAAGGATTGCCGAAGCCACGCCGGTTGTTGAAGGGCGCATAGCCGGGCACGTAGGTCATAGAGCGGAATTGCGCAGTGGCGGCCCAATACGCAGCCCCATATTTTGTCTGAGAAAACCATTGCGCCGAGCCAGCCGGCTGATCGTATTGCGTGGCGACGCTCACGCTGCCCTGTGTGGCGTTGCTGATACGGCCAACCAATGGAGATGACGGTTGCCCATTGAGCGGAGCATTCAATGCAGCGATATGAGCGGTGAGCATATTAAGTAACGTCTCACGCTGGCCGCCCACGCTGCTATCCGTGATCGGACTGCGCGGCGTGTTGTCGCAGTAAAGCTGAGCCTGGTTGAAATACTGCTGCGCCTGCGGCTGGAACACGTAATTCGAAAGTTCCGGATATGCCGCGCTCCAGTCCTCGTATGAAAAGGTGACGATGCCGCCGTAGACGCAGGACATGATCAGGAGGCCCGACGTTCGCTTGCCGTTTCCAGCCCATGCTTATAGATTTCCTTCGGGTCCATACGTTCAAGGCCTGATTTCTCGGCTTCCATCTCTTTCGACTGAGATACGGTGCTGGCCGATTCGGAATGAGCAAACAGCATCTTGTTGACGATGAAGTCGGCGTCTTTGTTTTGCTCGACCCACTCGTCCCAGAATGCTTTCGGGATGTCGTGCGTGAAGGCATAGCCGGCGACGATCTGCTGATGGGCACCCTTGTTCTGGGCGAACGAGTTGCCCTGAATGACAAACGCTTTGGCGCCGCGACGTGGTACAGCGATCGTGTACTCGCGCGATCCGCCGCCCATCACCGGCTCAAACTTCTTCTGGAAGTCGTGAAGCCGGAGGATGAAATCCATCGGAAACTTCGATGCGACGGTGACGGTCGCGTTGGACGGTGAGTCGTTGTGCTTCTTAATCGTAAGTGTGTCGCCAGCCATGTGACCGCCTTGAAATATGAGACCGTTAAAATAGGACCACGCGCCAGCCGGTACGGTCAGGCCGACGTTTCGGGTGCTACCCTATGCGCGTGGGTAAAACTCTGGGCAATAAAAAAGCCACCCTTAGGTGGCTTGGTGTTCGGTTTTCTGCGCGTTACGGCATATCAGGCCATTGGAGGTGGCCTTTGCTGCGATTCGCGGACCGCGTCAGGATTTGCATATTAGTATGGACATGCAAGCCGCATACGATTTTCCCTTGCAGCGGCACGACGTGATCCACTTCATGCCATATGCCAGTAATCATTCCAAGGAAATCTGCAGCGAAGTAGAACTCTTCTATTTTTTGATCGTCCGCCCAAATTGGCGTGGCGCGCAGCTTAGCTGCCTTCCTCTTCATCCAATAGGCATTGTATTTATGCGGATTAGCTGCGCGCCACGCATCCCGCCAAGCCTTGATCTTCTCGCGGTTGTGCGCCCTGAATTGCATGCTATAGACGGCGTTGTATGCCTTTTTTGCGTCAGTGTTTTTGAGGTAGTACTGCTTTACACGATCTTTAATCCTATCCGGATCAGATGCATATCGGGCGGCCTCTCTGGCCTTTATCCTATCTGCATTCAATACGTAATACTGGGATTGATTAGCTAGAATGCGCTTGGAATTCTCCGCGTAGTGGGAGGCGCGGCATGCCTTGCACATAGATTGCAGGCCATCCTTAGTGCGCTTCTGCACAGCAAAAGACTCGCGAGTCTTTTCCGAGGAACAGGCATGACACCATTTCACCCCGCGCGTCATCTTGTCATCAAACTTGGCTTGTGCGGCCGCTGCTCTGGCTGCTGAGGCACTTTTCGCGCGCCGCTCCGTGTCACGAAGCCGGATACACATTTTGCATCGAGAATCTAGCCCGTCAGCACTTCTTCGGTGCGCTGAAAATGCCGAAATAGACTGCTCTACGCCGCACTTGCGGCAGAATTTGGTAATCATGGTTCAATCCTTGAACGGAGGATTATCGAACGAGAGATGACACGCCAGCCCTTGTTCAAGGGGTTTTCGGCCGCTAAGCCTAGGCGTGCTCTGCAATCTTACATCAAACACCTATAAGTTGCGACATCGCAAATGGCTGCCTCATTACAAATCCAGCCGTTCCTTGCATTAATTTTTGTTTATAGGAGCTGGTGGCTCTGATAACCGGGCCTGCGCGAAGCTTGGTATTGAAAGCGCAGTAGCCAGACTTTTGGCCGCCAGCTTCCGGAGCCCACAACTGAACGATCTCGCCCAATGCCGAACCCTGCGGATTCTGCGCGGTCAGCGCGCCATACTGCATGGCGGTCTTGACTTCGAGGTTCGGAAAGTTGAGCTTCAACAGCGCCGCAACATTCACATTGAACGAGTTGGTCGCGGTCATCGCGCCTTCGCTGCGCGGCGACATGTTCAAAACAAATTTCGACTTCGTGTTGATCTGCCCCGACGACTGGTTGATCGACTGAATCACAACCGCCTGGATGTCCGAGAAGATCTCGTTTGCACTTGCGTTGATCGACGTGCCGTTAAGCCAGGCGATGCCGCCATTCGCTTTAGGGATCGGCGCGATCGCCGGGTAAAGCGAGGGGTCGTTGAGCGCACCGTAGTTGGCTAGTCCAGCCACGCCCTTGAAATACGTCAGGTTCGTGTACTGATTCAAGCCGTAAATAGCAGCCTCTTTCTGTTCCGAAACAAAGCCGATCTTTGCCAGGCCAACTTTTTCGATTTCCAAATCGCCATACTCCGCCATCACTTGGAAGAGATACGGCTGGCGCGACGGGAAGTTCGTGTTGATACCCGAGCGACCGTTTTCAACGAAGTCTCCATACGAACTCACCTCGTATGTCCGCTCCACAACCGGGAAGATCAGTTCCGAGCTGGTCCAGTCGCCTTTTTGCAGCTCGCCGAAAATGTTTGCGGCTTCCAGTTCTGCGGTTGCAACGCGCAGAATATCCGGGTCGAGGAAGTACGTCAGATACGCCGGGATTCCTGAGTTCGGCGCCGTCACGAGTTGCGGCTGAGCATCCATCGCGAGATTGATGTTCTTTTTCCACTCGGGACGAGTGAAGACTTGAGCATCGGGGAACTCGATACCCCATTGCGTGCGGTGAAAATCGATCGCCGCGCGTTGATCGCTTGGCGACATGTCGTAGGCCATCTTAGCCATGGTGAATTCCTTTTGAGCAATAAAAAAGCCACCGCGAAGGGTGGCTTGCTGCGTTAAGTGGTTAGGTGTGCGAGAGTTAGCCGTTCAGCCAGCTCGTCATCTTCACCAATTCACCCGGGGCGTTGATTGACGCGGCGACCCATTTCGTTGCGGTGCCAGCAGCGACCGTAATCGCGGCCGATGCAGCAGTCTGGCTGACGTTGACTGCGTACGTACCGTTCCCACCGGTACCGGTGATGAAGCCGGTAACGGAAGTGCCAGCGGTAACGTTAGTGCCGGACAATGGATCATTCAGCGCAATCGCACCCGATGCCACGGCGGTAACGGTCAGCGTGCCGCCCGATGCGGTGATAGCCGTGCTGGCGGTCGTTTGCGCGATGCTGACTGCATACGTGCCTGCGCCACCCGTGCCCGAGATTGCGTTGGTGATCGCCGTGCCTGCGGTAACACCAGTACCGCTGAGCGTTTGACCGACTAGGAACGTGCCCGTCACCGTGCCACCGACCGTGAGAGTCGCGCCCGACGAGGTGATCGTCGTGCTGGCCACCGTCTGCGCAACCGAGACAACGTACACGCCAGCACCGCCAGTCGTGCCCGAGCTTTGCGAGACGATGGCCGTGGCGGGGTCGACACCGGCACCTGAGAGAGTTTGGCCCGGAGCCAAAGCGCCGGTACCGACAGCGGTTACGGTTAAGGTCGGGACACCGCTGACGACGCTCAGAGAGCCCGTGACAGAGTTCAGCGCGATGGTCGACGTGCTGCCGGAGTTCACTGCAATTGAGCCGGTAACGCTAGCCGACGTCGGGGGCGAACCGGCAGTACCGAACGAAATCGAGCCGTTTGAGTTGTTGGCGTAGGCCGTGTTACCGATAGCCGAAGTCGTCGACCCGGCGTTGAGCACCCAGAAACCGCCGGCATTGAAGGCGGTCGCTTGATATCCGGGCGGCATCAACAGCGAGTCGTCACCCAGAAACGCAGTGATCAACGCTTGCTGGTCGCGGTGGATGAAGCCGGTCGGCGCACCTACTCCGAAGTTGTTCAAAAACGTGTTGGTCGAGTCAGCCCAAGCAAACAGGCCAACTGACAGACCGCTCGGACCAGATACGAATGCGCCTTGACCGTTGGTAACAGTCGATCGCGGCGTGCCATCGCAGAAGTCGCCCAATACTGCGGGCGCTGCAACTACGTTCACTTGTTTCGGGAAGCCCATGTGTTACTCCTGAATATGATTGACTGGATTAGCTGGCGAGGCGACCGGCGCTCGGGAAGGCCTCGGCAAAATCGCTCGACACGACGCCTGCGCTATCCGACGCCATGTGCGACTTGCGCTCTTCGCCCGGTTTCGGCTGAGCCATCAGCACGGCCTTGTAAGCGCTCGGATGCAAGTCCTTGGTGTCGATCTTCAGCGCGCCAAGAGCGGCCTTGTAGACAGCTTCGGCGCTATCCATCGCAACCAGCTTGCCGACGTACGGCTTGACGATTTCTTCGGCTTCCGAGATGCCGCGCAGACGGGCGATCGTCGATGCTTCGACGTCTTTCGCCGTTTCCTTGCGAGCGGCGTCGACTGCCAACTTGATTGCCTTGTCCATCGCGGCCTTATCCATCGGTTTGTCCTTTACTTCTTCGTTGTCATCGGTGGCGCCCGGAATCGGTGCCTTTCCTTCGCCGTTCTTCGGGTCCGCGTTCGCAGCGCCCGGCGTTTGCACGGGCTCATCTGCCGCAGCAGGAGCCGCAGCGGGCGCGCTCAATGCAGCCTGAACTTGCGCGAGGTCTTCATCGCTGATCTTGCCGCGCAGCATCGAGAGGATGGCTTCGCACTTCGGATCGGGTTCGTCGGTAGCGATGTTGTCGTCGTCGTTCGATTCACCGTCCAACTTGTCGAGCAGTTGCACGATGTCGGCGATATCCGCGTCTGCTGCCAGCAGTGGCTTGATCGCGGCCACGATGCCGGGCTTTTTAGCCAGCCAGTTGGATTTCTTCACGCCAGCCAAGATCGAATTGAGATCAATTGCTGAGTCGGCTGCCAGGACAGCCATAAGGGCTCCCTTGGCCATTACCGCTTTTTTGCTAAGGGACTTGCCCATTTTTGAGGCTCCTGTGGATTTGAATACACAACGATTTGCTGCGTCACCAACCATGACGTCTGGACCCGCGCGACCGGCGCTGACCAAGGCGACATGGTTGAATTTGATGTCCCGCATGACGCCGTCGAACTGCGCGCCTTCATATGTTCCCGGCGTCATATCCGCGCGGTAGTAGTAGGCGCTCGACAGTTCTTGTTCGGTGCCGTTCTCGATGTTTCTGATCGACTCTTGAACCGAGATGACCATCGAGTTATCGAGGTACGGCGCGTTGAATGCGGCGGATTCGCCGGTATAGCCAACGACGTTCTTTTGTTTCGGATCGATCGGGCTGACCGGCACGTGCTCATTGAGCACGGGGATCATGTTCGCGGTCTTGACGGCCTTTTTGATCTCTTCGGGATCGCGCAGCAGCATGTAGATGCGCTTCGGTTGCAGCCTGAGCGTCCCGTCCGGATCTGGGATTTCCTCGCCCATATAAGGACAAACGTTCGCCTTACTGATATGCGTCAGCGCAATATGCAGACGCCCATCATGGTCATACGTGCGGACACTGCCTTTATCGAACGCAAGCAAATTGCGCGACGAGAGCGCGGACACCATTGCTTTGTCCATCGCCATGTCATTGGCCGTCTTCACGCCAAGCGCCATATCCACGACTTCACGCACGCCGGGGTGCAATGGCTCGGGCGGGTTCTTGAGCGATGCCCAGACGAACTTCGTGTGCTCGGACGCGTCAAGTTTCGGCTTGAACTTGTGTCGGATGAATTGTCGGAACGTGATGAAGTCGACTTCAGAGCCACTGTCGTCCTTGCTGGACGTGTCAGCGATCTTTGTGATCTCACCATACGGACGCGATCCGATCTCTTCCTGCGTCTCCCGAACGGCGGTCTGCTCAGGCGTTTCGTCGGCATCGCAGCGGCCGCCGGGCAAATCCCACTCATTCGGATGGTTCGAATCGGGCGAGCGCAGCAGAAACAAGACTTCCTCATCGGGCGTGATGAGCATGATCCCCGCGCCCTTGATGGCTTCGTCTGAGGCAATCTTGGGCATAGGTCTAGGCAATAAAAAAGCCCGCGCAGTGGCGGGCCTTGTTGAATTCGATGGGGCTACTTGACTTCTATTCGGATCCCGCGCAAGCAAACCCACTCGGCGGCATCAAGCGCGCGCTTCGTACCGACGAACGGGCGGTATGCGCGAGCGATAAGCCACGCCGCGGGGATCGTCCACCACGCGAGGCGAACGCTCAGCGTGATTTGCGTGGTCATTAGTTACCGACCGCGATGTTCAGGCCAGACACGCCGGCGAGTGTCGCCGCAGCGAGATACGCGCCACCACTGAGCGTCAGCACGACGTTGTCGCCCGGCATGATTGCAAGGCCGGTGCCGGGCGCGACTGTTACGGTGCTGGTGCCGAGCGCGACAAAAACAACCTGCTGTCCGAGATTCGTGACAACCGCAATCGTCGGCGTGCCCGTGGTCGGGAAAGCCACGTTCCCACCGGCCGCCGTCGCCTGAAACGGAATCGCCGCGGTAGGCGCGAATGAGGACAGTGCAATTGCCATTTTCGAATGCCTGTAATATTAGATGCTATGGAACAGATCCCCGGTCGCCACGAGGCGCTTTGCCGCGCCTATACGATGCGCTCCCTTCGAGATGAAGGGGCACAACTGGCTGCGATCGCACGGATGTTCGGGTATTCAGTCAGCAGTGTGGAAATCTTGATTGCGTGGCACGAGAGCCTGTTTCCGGTCATTCCGGACCGGGACCATGTGCTCCCGGTCGATCCGCTGCGCGACTACAAGGTGATCAGGCCGCCGTAGGCCGCTCAGCTACCATCATCATAGAAAGCTGCTTGCAACAATGCTGGCAGGTCGTCCAGTAAAAGTGGTCAAAGACCCCGGGCATCGGGATAACGCACCCGCAGGACTGGCGCTGCTTCCGGATAGCCCATTGCGCAAACATGCCGCCGACTGCTTCGTCAACAAGCCCGTCTAGATCGTCCATCTCAATCCTCCAATCCCGGTATGACCGACCGCGCCACACACCGACAATTAATCAACTGACCCGGCCAGATGTAATCGCCGTCAATCAGCATTCCTTTGCTGATGTCGTAAATCTTTCCGTCTGCCGCTTGATGCGACTTACGCGGCTCGCGCCCGCCGTGGCTGTGAAGCCATTTCGCGTGCGTGATGCCAAGAGACTGCTGACGCACGCGGGTAATCGTCGCGGTCGCCTTGTTATTCTGGTCTCGGGCGATCAAAGCGGCACGACGTTTGGTGACTCCGAACCGCTCATGCAATTCAGCGGACAGAGTAGACAGATCACGGCCAGCGCTAACCGACCGCATCACAAGCCCTTCGACCTGCGTTAGGTGCTCACTAGCAATCGACTTAATCAACCCAACGTTTTCACCAAGCGTAGCCTGCAGCACGTCGTTCGCCTCGCGCGTCAGTTTGAAGTCGACGGTGAAGCCAGCCTTCTTGAGTATGGCCTGTAGCGAGCCATCCGCGCGCTTGAACGCGTTCTCGGCGAAGTATCTCGCCAGCTCGGGCGCTGCGTCGTCAAAACGCTTCTGCCAGTAGGTCGACAACTTCTTCATGGCCGAACGCAAGGCCATCGCTGGGCTAGCATCGTGAGCCATCTCGGGCTCATTCGCTCGATACACTGCAGTCAACCAATACAGCAACGAACGGTTCATCGCTTCCACAAGCGCGTCAAGACGCTTCCGATAAGCTGCCTCTAACCCCTGATTCGGATGGGCGGGGCCGAGCACAATCGGCTTCTTACTAGGAGCGCGTATTTTCATGACTAGTCGCCATAAGACACGCGCACAACGATCGGATCGCCAGGAGATTTAGGCGGGATCGTGCCCATTACCTTCATCTTTGCATTGCGCGGGAGAAGAACCTCCTTCTCATGCGTGTTGCGCGAGTGTTCCGTCATATCGATTCCGGTTGCGTTTGCACCCGTCTCGATCTTAAGAACCACACCGCCCAAGCCGATCATGCCAGCCACGCTGGACGATTTCGATGTTGAAGCAAATGCCGGATCAGAAACTGTCATCCCTCGCGTGATCTGCCCGCCTGGAAATAACTTCTTTGCAGATTCGCGAGACATGCCGCGATAGAGCGTCGTTCCGCTTGTCAGTGGGCTCTTCTCGATCGCGCTATCCAATCGCTGTACGGACGGATCGCTATCGTTGCCTTCGCGCAATTCGGAATTGATCCGTAGAAAGTCGTCACCCGAATAAGATGAAAGAGTCGACTTCTCGTTGCTCGTTAGTTTTTTTTTACCCGATGATGAGCCACCAGAACCGAACTCGCCATTCTCGGCGCGGGTATGCTTGCCCTCTTCCCAGTCGGCATCGAGCGCGAAACTATCCATCGCCGCGCCACCGCTACTGCCCGGGTCTGCTTGCGGCTGCTGCTCCAGGGGATCTAGCCCTTCTTCGTTCGGGCCAGGCTGGCCATTGTGCGTGACAGGCTCAGGGAGATCACGGTTCAGATCGATGCCGCTGTACGGAGAGTCTTCCTCGCCAGCAATGCGCGCGCGCACTTCTTCCGGGAACAAGACGCCGGAATCGATATGAACCTGATCAGTTTCGGCCTCGGCCTTACGGATATTCGCCTTGTCCAGTTCGGACGTGACCTTCAGCGGATTCCATATGAACCCAATCTCTGGGTCAATTTCACCGAATTTGGACAGTTGAACCAGATTCAGGATCTTCGACAGCGCTGGTGTATATACCTCTTGATTCGCCGCGGTCGTATCTTGGAACACCTCAATTTCCCCTTGCGAGGATGCATTGAGGCCGGCGGGCGTGATACCCGTCAGATACACAAGCGGCAAGCCAGACGGGGCACACTGCTGCTCTTGTGATTGCGCCTGTAGCTTATCCAGCCCAGCGAGCGACGCCGAGATGTTGCTGAAATCCTCAGTGTCCTTGTCGATTGCCATGACGCCGTGATTGTCGCGGCCCATGTTGAATACTTGCAGACGGCGAAACAGGTTCTCAGCGCCACCCCCATTGAGTACTTGCGCCATGTTCGTCTTGAGCGTCCAGACCGTGAAGGCATGGATCAAGTCAGAGACGGACTGCCGCGTGCGAAGCCAGTTGTCGACATACGGCTTCATCATCTGCGACAGCGACAGGCCGGAGAAGGCATAGGCCGGCTTCAGGATGTCGGGAACGTCGCGCGTGATAATCGTCAGGAGGCGACTGGAATGAATCTCCTTGCCCATCACAAACCATGAAATCGGCTTGTAGAACGTAGGGTCAAGCGGGTCGTTCGCGTTATACCGGTTCGGATAGCTCCAGATCGGCTCGATAACCGTCAGGCGCTTAAGGGAATCCAACCCGACCTTATCTTTGGACTCGACCAGTTCCGACTTCAACTCATCGGTATCGAGTTGATCCGACGTCATGCCCATGTCGACGAAGATCTGCGACCGGCCGAACTTGCCGTCCTGCTCGATGGCCTCGCGGAACACGGCCTGCACATTGAGACGCTTGAACTCAGCCTCGATGACCTTGATCTTTTCGGACTTGTCTTCCTCGCCCGTTGCCTGGATCTTGATCCACTTGCGCGTCATTTCCCGCGCATAGGTCTCAGCAGGCCGGCG